CACCAGACAAAACTGAAGCAGTTGACACAGAAAGCCAAGATATACATATGGAAGAAAGACCAGTTCACACAGATAGAACTGCAATGAATGAACTTACACCGGAGGATGAATAATGGCAGATACGTGGGCAGTAAACAATGGGGCTGTAAGTTACGGACCACCTAGGAGAGGTAAAGTCAGTAGAGACAGACCTAATCAAGTAAATTCAAAAGTGCCTGCAGGTAAAGTGGCAACTGTTGGTTACGGTGCAGGTCAAGTTGATCCTAGACTGGCAAGGGCAGCCGCAGCAAAAGAAACTCCTCCAGTGGCAAATCCTGCTGCATATGTTGACGGCATAGGTTGGATGCAAAAAGGAAGACCTAGCACAGCAGAAGTTGCTTCACGCAAACAAACTGCTGCACAACCTAATACAAATGTAGTTACATATTCAGGAACAAATCCTGCAACAAATCCTGCTAAAGTTAGAACAAATATTATTGATGCATCTGGCAAAGAAGCAAACATACTTGTTGATAGTTTCTTACAAGGATTACAAGGTGGATTAAGCAGTATTTTAGGTTCTGCACTAACAGGGTTATTGGGCAAATTGCCTAGTACAATGCAAAATTTATTAAGTAGTACAGGTCTAACAGGTGCTTTAGGAAGTGTTTTTAGCGGTGCTATTGGAAATGCTTTGAATGGGTTAAGTAATGCACTTGGAAATGCGGTTAGTAAAATTGCAGGAGATTTAGGAGCAGCGATAAGTGGAATACCAGGAATAGGTCCTATATTTGATGGCTTTACAAAAAGTTTAGGTGCTTTTACAAATAACTTAAACGGAGCAATAAAAGGATTACCACCTGAGTTACAAAATGTACTCGCAAATGCTGCATTTAACGTTGGTGCAAATCTTGTAGGCCGTGTGTTAAACAAACCTAGAATTTCTTTAAGAGATTCAAAGCGTATTAGAAATAATTTAGGTTATGCGGAAAATCCTGTTGCATTAGCAAATAACTTAGCTAATTCTGCAGATGCATTGAATCGTAAAACATATGCTACAACCGGAGATAGAGCTTTTGCAGATGTAGCTAGTCAAGCAAAAAAAGTAGCAAAAAAGTTTGGTACTAAGTTAGTTAAGAAAAACAGTTTGTATTATGTTGACAACAATGTTTATGGCGATGCAGGAAATGTAAAACAAGTTGTAGATGGACAATTAAGAATTGTCGGACCTAATGTAAAACAATCGATTCCGCAAAGCAAAAGTGATTCACAAGATGTTCCGATTTGTCACACACATCCGGATTATATACGTGAACATAGTGAATATTACTCTCGAAACAGCGTCAACTTTATACCGTTCAATGATTTACAAACTTGCTTGATTACATTTAACAATGACTTTCCTGATCGAGAGCCAAGAACTGCTAACTAAAATTAAGGTAAATACGTTATGGCTACAAGTGAAAAACCTTTATATAAAAATGTTACAATTTCGTCACCTAATCAGGAACCACCTGTAACAACTAAACAGTACAGAGGTGTAAGTACTGTGGCTAATCCACGTGGATTTAATCTATATGATTTAGAAATTATCAAACAAGATATCATCAACCACTTTCATATTCGCAAAGGCGAGAAGTTAGAAAATCCAACTTTTGGTACAATTATTTGGGATATACTTTTTGAACCTTTTACTGAAGATTTAAAAGAACTAATAATACAAGATATTACAGATATTATCAATTATGATCCAAGGATTTCTGTAAATAATGTTACTGTAGATTCTTATGAAAGTGGCTTACAAGTAGATTGTTCTTTGACATATGTTCCTTACAGCATAAGCGAAACAATGCGTTTACGATTTGACCAAAACAATGGTTTAGTTTAATATGCGCAGTTTTTGACTTCAGGTAAATACACTATAAAGCGAGGAACGACATATGTCAACAACAGACAGGCAAAATAGACTTCTATTGGCTGAGGATTGGAAAACAATCTATCAGAGTTTCAAATATGCAGATTTCCAAAGTTATGACTTTGACAATCTACGTAGAACAATGATCACTTATATTAGGGAAAACTATCCCGAAGACTTTAACGATTATATCGAGTCTAGTGAATATCTTGCACTGATTGATTTGATTGCATTTTTAGGTCAAAACCTTGCTTTCCGTACAGACCTAAATGCAAGAGAAAATTATATTGAAACAGCAGAGCGTAGAGAAAGCATTCTCCGTTTAGCACGACTAATCAGTTATAATGCAAGCAGAAACACAGCAGCAAATGGATTACTTAAAATTGATAGTGTTAGCACAACTGAAGATGTATTTGATGCAAACAATAACAATTTAAGTGGACAAACTGTGCTGTGGAATGATGCAACCAACAGTGATTGGTATGAGCAGTTTATCAAAATATTAAATGCAGCATTACCTGCAAACTCACGTTTTGGCCGTCCTGTAAAAAAAGCAACAGTTGATGGTATTGTAACTGAACAATATAGATTTAATGGTACAAACACAGACGTACCTTTGTATTCATTTACAAAAACAATTGATAACAAAACTAGAAAATTTGAATTAGTTAGTGCAGGAATTGAAACTTCGGATAATACCATATACGAAGAAGAACCATTTCCTGGTAACAAACTTGCATTTTTATACAGAGATAATGGACAAGGTGCAGGCAGTTCTAACAGTGGATTTTTCTTCCATTTTAGACAAGGAACAATGAACAACAATGTGTTTAGTATTGCTAATCCAGTTCCAAATACAACTGTAAACATTGATACAGACAACGTAAACGAAACAGATGTTTGGCTTTATAAATTAGACTCAAACGGTGACGAACAAGACTTGTGGACAAAAGTAAGTAACCTTGAGGGTAATAACATTGTTTACAATAGTTTAGAAAAAGGCGTTAGAGATATTTACGGAGTTCTTAGCAAAGTTAATGATAGAATTGCTTTAATTTTCAGCGATGGCGTCTTTGGTAATTTACCTAAAGGTGCATTTAAAGTTTATTACAGAACAAGTGCAAACGAGCAATACAAAATTAATCCTAGTGACTTAATTGGTGTACAAATTCAAGTCCCTTATCTAAGTCGAAACGGAACTAATGAAACATTAAATTTAGTTTTAGATTTGACAACACCTGTATCTAATGCTGATGCAACTGAATCAAACGAAAGCATTCAAACAAATGCACCAAGCACATATTACACTCAAAACCGATTGATTACAGGCGAAGATTATAATATTGGTCCTCTAGGTGTTAGTCAGCAAATTATTAAAACAAAATCAGTAAACAGAACCAGCAGCGGTATAAGTCGTTATTATGATTTGCGTGATGCAACTGGAAAATACAGTAATACATTAATGTTTGGAGATGACGGCAGTGTATACACAGAAGATCTTGCGAAAAAATTTAGTTTTGATTTTACAACTAAAACAGATATCGAAGCAGTAATAAACACACAAGTCACAGAAATAATCAAACATACACAAACTAAAAATTTCTATTACAAATATTTTGACAGAAATGCCAGTGTTGCTGATTTGAATTTTGTATGGAATCCGACAACAAATGATACTAATCAAAGTTCGGGTATTTTCCAAGACCAATTCCAAATTCCTGTTGCAGTTAGTAGTTTTACAGCAAGCACAATGCGTTTTGTGGCACCAGGAAGTTTAGTAAAATTCACTGCTCCGATAGGGTCTTGTTTTGACAAAGACAATACTATCCAGGCAAGAACACCAAATACTTTAGGAGATAAATTATATATTTGGACAAAAGTTGTTAGTGTGTTCGAAAATGGCACTGTACAAGATATTGACAGTGATTTAGGTCCTATAATTTTAAATGACAATATTCCTGCTAATTCAATATTATCAGAAATTATTCCAGTGCTTAATACAACAATTGTTGCAGACTCATTATCACAAATGGTTGATCAAGTTTTTGCATATAAAACATTTGGATTAAGATATGATGTTGAAACAACAAATTGGAAAGTTATTACAAACAGTAATTTAGATACAGTAAATGATTTTAGTACAGCAAGAGCTGGAGATGCCACTGGCACTAATCAAGACAGTAGTTGGATATTCTTATTTGAAACTGACGGAGAAACATACACTGTTACCCACAGAGGTTTACGTTATGTATTTGAAAGTGATGAACAAATACGTTTTTACTTTGATGGCAATGATAGAATTTATGACAGTAAAACAGGTCAAATTATTGTAGATACAATTGAGGTTTTAAGTAATAATAATGCACCAGACAGTCTTACTAGTTTTACACAAAATTGGAAATGGCAAGTTATATCTGAATATAGATCAGATGCTGGTTATGTAGACAGTAAAAAATTAGAAGTAGGATTTGTAGACAGCGACAATGATGGTGTAATTGATGATCCTGATTTGTTTACTCAAATTGTTGCACCAGATAATTTGCCTGATACAAAATATATTTTCGCACAAAAAGTTATTCGTAATGATATTGAAACTTATGAATATGCATCAGCATCTGACAATAATATTTTAGTGTATCCAAATGAAGGAGCATTAGGTCCTTACAGTGGATATGGTAGTAGTGCAAAATTCTATATTACCAGTAAAGATGTTTTCAAAGTAATCAACAGTGCAGGCACTGGTTTAGAATTGAATATAGATTGGAAAGCATATAAAGGTAGAGATAAATTAAGATTTAATTATAAACACGCTGCTGCCGAAAACCGCAGAATAGATCCAAGCAGTAGTAATATTATTGATTTGTATTTGTTAACAAAAACCTATGATACTGAATACAGAAAATTCTTAAAAGGTGATGTTACGGAACAACCATTGCCTCCTAGCAGCGATGCACTATATTTAAATTTTGGACAAGATATTAAAAAAATTAAAAGTATATCAGATGAGTTGATTTATCATCCTGTGAAATATAAACCATTGTTTGGCAGTATAGCTGATGCGGATTTACAAGCTACGATAAAAATTGTTAAAAACAGCGGTAGAGTTGTAAACGATAATGATATTAAATCAAGAGTAATTGACAGTATAAACGAATATTTTGCACTAGAAAATTGGGACTTTGGAGAAACTTTTTATTTTAGTGAATTAGCTGCATATGTTATGAAACAAGTATCACCTGATGTTGCAAGTATTGTGCTCGTGCCAAAAAGTGACACACAAGTATTTGGCAGTTTGTATGAAATTGTGTGTGAGAACGATGAAATTTTTGTTAACGCTGCAAGTGTTGCAGATGTTGAAGTTATAGATAGTATTACTGCTGCTAGACTTAAAGCAACAGGTACTGTTGTTACTAGTGATGAGGTTTTGAATACTGGAATTCAAAGTTCAGTAACAAATACATATATTATTACCGAAGGAAATAATTAATAATGTCTTATGATAAAAATCAAAACGAGTACCCTGTTCCAAGTCGTGATGACAGTAAAAGAACAAATGCTGCATTGTTACCAAGATTTTTTCGTACAGATGCAAATAAAAAGTTTATAGGCAGTACATTAGATCAGCTTACATCACCTGGTGTTGTTGAAAAAATAAATGGATTTGTTGGAAGCAGAGAAGCAAAAGCTACAACAACAAATGATTCTTATGTTGAAGACGTATCAAAACATAGACAAGATTATCAACTAGAACCATATACAATTATTGAAGATACATTAGGTAATGTAGAATTTGATGCAGATTATTTAGATTTGCTAGGACAAATTTCTGCTTTCGGAGGCGACACAAGCAATCATGATAAAATGTTTGCGCAAGAATTTTATGCTTGGAATCCGCATATTGATTTTGACAAGTTCACAAACTTCCGTGAATATTATTGGTTACCAAATGGACCACAAGAAGTTCCTGTAAGAGGAACAGGTATTGACGTTGTAAGCACATTAAAAGTCAGACTTGAATATGACGGCGGGGATGCAGCATTTGTATTCACACCCGATGGTGTAACACGAAACAAAGTTTTAACACTGTACAGGGGTCAAACTTATAGATTTGAAGTAGATACTCCAGGCCATCCTTTTGGTATTGCTTTAAGCAGATTAAAAAATGTTCCTTATGCCGACAGCACACAGTATGTAGAAAACCTTTATTTACAAGGTGTAACAATCACAGGCGAGTATGATGATACAGTGGTTGATAGAACCGATTTAGTAGAAACTGGTTTTATTACAAAAGGTGTGTTAGAATTTACTATACCAGGAAATGCACCTAACAATTTATATTATATTAGCCAGAATGATATTAATGTAAGCGGTAATATAAATGTTTTTGACATTGAAGAATCTACAGCAATCAATGTAGAAGATGAAATTATTGGTAAAAAAACTTATAGAACAGCAGACGGTTGGGACTTTACCAACGGAATGAAAATTTATTTTCAAGGAAACGTTACACCAGAATCTTATGCTGAAGGATTGTATTACATTGAAGGTGTAGGAGATTCAATCGAACTTGTTGCAGTTAAAGATTTGCAAGTTCCTGCAATTTTTACACAAGATACACAAGTACCATTTGATATTAATCCCTTTGATAGAGTACCATTTGGAGATGCAAAAAGTTTTGCAGGCACAAAAGATTATGTTTGTATCAATCGTAGAGATAAAAGCAAAAACCCTTGGAGTAGATATAACCGTTGGACACATAAAAGTGTAATCGAAAAGAGTGCAGAAATAAACAATCAGCCAATTGAAATTTTTGAAGATTTACGAGCTCGTAGACCTATTATTGAATTTGAACCAGATCTAAAATTATTCAATCATGGTAACAAAGCAAAAGCAGCAGTTGATTTGATTGATACAACAACAGCAGATGTATTCAGTACAATCGAAGGTAGTGTTGGTTATAACGTTGATGGCGCTGATTTAGCAAATGGTATGCGTATATTGTTTACTGGAGATCCTGATCAACTTGTTAATGGTAAAATATTTCAAGTTAATTTTATAGAACATAACAATAACACTCAAATAAGTTTAACAGAAACAAGCGACACTACACCTTATGAAAATGAAACTGTTTTAATTTTAGATGGTGTTGATAATGCCGGACGTATGTTTTATTATAAAAATAACGCTTGGTATAGATCACAAGATAAAGTTGGTGTAAACCAAGCACCTTTGTTTGATCTTTTTGATAAAGATGGAAACAGTTTAGGAGATGAATCTGTTTATGATAGTACAGAATTTGTAGGAAACAGAATATTTAATTATCGTGTAGGCGAAGGTACTAAAGATACAGAATTAGGATTTCCTTTAACTTATAAGAATTTTGTAAACATAGGTGACATTGTTTTTGATTTTCCACTTTTGAGTAAATCTTATAATTATAAAGTAGACAATGATTTTGTTGCAGTGCCAAGTGATACACTGTTTTTACAAAAATTTAAAAATGAAAAAATAACATATGAAAATGCTTGGCAAAAAGCAGAAGGAAAATCAAAGCAATACGTTGTAAGAAAATTTACAGGCGAAGAATATATTAATAATTTTCCTATTGATGTATTTGACAACAGCGGAACATTATCTGATTTAGATATAAAAGTTTATGTAAACAGCATCTATAAAACTGAAGGTATTGATTATAATTTAGTTACAGTCAACAATATTAAAAGAGTCGTGTTTGTTAATGCATTGAATTTTACCGATGTAGTTGTAATAAAATCTTATAGTGGTGCAACTAAAAATGCAAATGGTTATTATGAAATTCCTTATAACTTTGAACGCAATCCACTTAATGACAACATCACTGATTTTACACTTGGTGAAGTTAATGACCACGTAGAAGGGTTAGTAGGAGAAGTAAAAGGTTACCAAGGTTTACAACCTGGAAGTAGTAACTTACGTGATTTGGGTCCTGTTTATAGTTTTGGAAGAAAATTTATCCAACATAGTGGACCGATAAATTTAGCACTTTACCATTTGGCATCTAAAAATGCAAACATTGTAAAATCTATTAGATATGCTTCAAATGAATATCAAAAGTTCAAAAGGCAATTTATACAAACAGCTACTGATAATGCACCAACTGGCACTGTAAAAGAACAAGTAGATTTTATTTTCAACACAATAAATGCTGATAAAAACACATCTAGTCCTTTCTATAGCACAGATATGGCAGGCACAGGCGGAAGTGTTAAAATAGAATACGAGGTTTTAGATGATAGATTAAAAGTTTATGCGTTAAGTTCTGTGTTTTCTAAAAATATTATTAGTAATTTAACAGTGTATGTTTACATAAACGATCAGCAACTTACACATGATTATGATTATACCTTTACAGATACAGGGTTTGTAGAAATTAAAAAAGATTTTGCTATTGGGGATATAATTAAGATTTACGAATATGCAAATACTGAAGGTAGTTTTATTCCTCCAACACCTACAAAAATTGGTTTATTTCCAGCATATCGTCCAGAAAAATTTCTTGACACAACATATCAAGTAAGATATGATGCCAATGGCAATGAATTACCAAACACAGGTCCGTTAAATGTTATTAGGGGACACGATGGTAGTATTATGGTTGCCTTTGATGATTATAGAGATGACTTAATATTAGAATTTGAAAAAAGAATTTACAACAATATTAAAATTACATACAACGAAGATATTTTTGACATCAATGATATTGTAGGTGGCTTTAGTAGAAATACTGGAGTATCTAAACAAAGCATAGATAATATTATTATTACAGATTTTGTAAAATGGTTAGATGTTGCAAAAGTAGCAGATTATACAGATAATTCTTTTAACAGATTAGGAAATACATTTACCTACAATTATAGTAGAAGTACAAATCTAAAAAATGAAAAATTACCAGGATTTTGGAGAGGTGTATATATTCAAGCATTTGATACCGACAGACCTCATACACATCCTTGGGAAATGTTAGGTTTTGGTTCAGAGCCTTTATGGTGGACTGATGTTTATGGTCCTGCTCCTTATACAAGCAACAATCTTATTTTATGGAATGATTTACAAAACGGTATAGTAAGAGAACCAGGACAACCTGTAAAGGTAAGATCAAAATACGTAAGATCAAATTTATTAAAACATATTCCTGTAAACGAAAATGGGCAACTACTTTCTCCTTTGGAAAGTGGATATGCTCAAAACTTCAGTTTTGCACCACAAAAAAGTATAGCATTTAAATTCGGAGATCATGCGCCAGAAGAAACTGCTTGGAGAAGAAGTAGTGATTATCCTTTTGCATTATTAGTAGCAATGGTTCTATTACGTCCTGCTCATACAATTGGTATAGGCTTTGATAGATCAAGAATTTCAAGAGATATAAGTGGTAATTTAGTTTATACAGATACTAACAAACGTATAAATCTTTCAAACCTTGTGTTTCCAGGAGTAGATTCAGTAATTTCTGGAGGATTAGTACAGTACATTCGATTCTATGTAGGATTAAACACTGAGTTTACATATGACAAATATATTTCGGACGTTAAAAATATTCAAAACAAAATTGGATTTAAATTAGCAGGATATGCAAATAAAGAAAAATTAAAATTAGTTTTAGATAGTAAAACTCCATTAAGCCAAGGAAATGTATTTGTACCTTTTGAAAATTATAATTTAACTTTTAGAAGTTCATCTCCTCAAGAGATTGTGACATATAGTGGTGTCATTGTAGAAAAAACATCTAAAGGTTTTAAAATTAATGGATATGATAAATCACAGCCTTTCTTTTATTATAACAAGTCTATAGAAACAGCCAGTGATCCTAGCGTAAATGTTGGTGGCATAAGTGAAAGTTTTGCTACTTGGAGCGAAAATCAAACTTACATTGCTGGCAAAATTATAAAGTACAATGAAGTATATTACAGAGTAAATGTAAATCATACATCCGAAAATACATTTGATGATACAAAATATACAAGATTACCCCAACTACCTCAAGTAGGTGGAGTAAATGCAACATTTAGGAAAAAGTTTGATACCAATACTTATGTTTTAAACTATGGAACTATTTTACCTGAAATACAAGATGTTGTAGATTTTTTATTAGGATATCAAACTTACTTAATTGAATTAGGATTTAGTTTTGATTATTTTAATAATGCTACTAATGCGGTTGAAAATTGGTCACTTGCTGCTAAAGAATTTTTGTTCTGGTCAACGCAAAATTGGGCAACAAGTAGTATTATCACTCTAAGCCCAGCTGCAAATAATATACAGTTTACAAGAGAATATTATTCTGTTGATAATGTTTTTAATAGTTTTTACAACTATCCTATACTTGATCAAAATGGAAATAAATTAAATAGTGGCTTGTTTAATGTATATAGAGATAATAACAATGGTTTCCAAATAAGTTCAGAAGACAATGGAATTTTCCTAATTAAATTACCATTGATACAAAAAGAACACACTATATTTGTAGACAATACAACTATTTTTAATGATACAATTTATAGTCCTAGTACGGGTTATAGGCAAGAAAGATTAAAAGTAGTAGGTTATAGAACAGATGAATGGAATGGTGGATTAAATATTCCCGGATTTATTTACGATGATGCTAAAGTATCAGAATGGGAATCATATAAAGATTACACAATTGGCGAGCTTGTAAAATTTAAAGAATTTTATTACGCTGCAAATATTACACATACTGGTGTACAAGACTTTGATAATAATTTGTGGACATTGTTACCAGAAAAACCAAATAATGAATTAAAACCTAATTGGGATTATAGAGCAAATCAATTTGCTGATTTTTATGATTTAGATACAGATAATTTTGATGCGGAACAACAACGTCTAGCACAGCATTTAATTGGTTATCAAAAAAGAAATTACCTATCTAATATCATACAGGATGATGTAAGTCAATATAAATTTTATCAAGGCTTTATCCAAGACAAAGGAACATCAAACAGTGTTACTAAACTGTTTGACAAACTAGGCAGTGCTAATCAAGATAGCATTGAACTTTATGAAGAATGGGCATTACGTGTTGGACAATACGGTGCAGTAAAAAGTTTTGATGAAGTTGAATTCCAACTAGATGAAAAGCAATTTAGAATAGAACCACAGTTAATAGAATTAGTAAATCAAGTTGATAGCACAAAAACTGATTTAGTCTATCAATATAAAAAAGCAGATGTTTTAATCGCTCCCGACAATTATGATACAGGTTTATTTTTACCTACATTAGAAGCTGTAACTGAGTATACAAAAACAGGCGGGTATGTAAAATTAGACCAAATTAATTTTATTACAAAAACATATGAAGACATTTTATCTTTAGAGCTACAATCTGTAGATGTAGGATCATATATTTGGGTTCCTAAAAGCGGAACAAGTTGGAATGTATATAAACACGTAATTGCTCCAATAAGTGTTACACTTGTTGAAAAAACAGATCTAGGTTTCAAAATATATTTTAATAAACCTATAACTTTTGCAGAAAATTCTATTATAGGTGTTAACAACATTGATGATGAAGTAAATGGTTTCTGGCTTGTAACAAATATTCAACCAAACACTATAAGTGGTGAAGATTCTACAGTTATAATGCCTAATATTGAAATTGAAACAGATACACCAATAAGCACAGATTTTATCAATATAGAAGATAGTACACTTGGTATTGTAACTGAATTTAATTCTCGTAGAGTAAATGAACTTGTAGACATTAATGCAATCCTAAAAACTTACGATTTAGATAATGATAGAATGTGGGTTGATGATATTTGTAATGGTGTTAGTGGAGTATACGATAATGCTCCTATTAGAAAAAAAATACAAACTATTACTGCACCCGAAGAAAGCAGTTACAAATACGGACGTAGTGTATCTGCAAGTTACAATAACACAATAATGGCCGTAGGTGCTCCTGATTTAGGATACGGAAGAGTTTACATTTATACAAGAAGTAGCGAAGCATTAGATTTTAAATTATCGCAAACATTAGATGCTATCACAACTTATCATGATGACGGAGAATTTGGATCTAGTGTAGATATTTCTGCAGACGGACAATATCTATATGTTGGCGCACCTACAGCAACTAATGTTAAGAGTAGATACTTGGGTGAGTTAGATCCTTTAGACGCATATGTTGCAGGTGATATTGTAAGTAGCAAAGGTGTACTTTGGCAAGCTCTAAGAGATGTAACAGTTGAAAGTAGTACAATAGACTTAGATAGCCAAGATTGGCAAAAAGTAGAAATTATAAAAGCAGATGCAGCAGCATTACCGAGCAAGTATACAAATCAAGGTGTTGTTTACATTTATAAAAAACTTGTTGATAATAACTTTGAATTAGTTGACATTATATTGAGCAGTGCTCCTGGTACAGATGAAAAATTTGGACTCGGTGTAAAAGTTGTGTCTCCTAATGATTTTGATTATCATTTGTATATTAGAAGTTTAGCTGATAATGGTAGAGTATATATCATTACAAACCAAGTAGATAATGATGTTGAATCTTACAGATATAATATTGATGAAAGTTATAGAGGTGAATGGAACACTGTAAGAAAATATATTGAAAATGAAATTGTGTATTACTTAGGTAGTTTGTATCAAGCTAATACACTTGTACCGGCAGGTAATCCCTTTGATTCAAATTTATGGAATCAGCTTGATACTTATGTTGATTATACTGGTTATGTAACATCTGATCTCGACGAAGCAACAGATTTATATAATGAAGATAGTAGTGGTTTTGGATTAGCAAGTGATGTTGGTATCACATATGATATAAGTGAAAATGGTGAAGTGTTAGCATTATCAGGCGTTTTATCTGGTAGTGAATATCGTGTTGCTATATATAGAAAACAAAACAACAGATATGTTTTTGACCAAAATATTGATTCTCCAGTTGACAACGAATTTTTTGGATATAGTATTTCATTAAACAGCAACGGATCTAGATTAGCAATTGGTGCTCCTAATTCAGATGCTGCCGGAATACTTAATGGTAAAGTATACCTATACAAATTACAAAACAGTCAATTTGCATTAGACCAAGAATTATATTCACCTGATGGAGAAAAGAACAACAGATTTGGAGTATATGTTGATTTAGAAGATACACGTCTAGCAGTTACAAGCGAACGTGGTGATACTCAATTTGAAACAACATTTGATTCATACAGCGAATTATTGCCTGGAGCAATCACTTCACTTGGCAGTAGATATGTTAAAGACGACACATCTACACCATTAGAAACTCCTACAACTTTTGACAATTCTACTACACAAATAATTGACGCAGTAAAAGACAATTCGCAAGTATATTTGTATGAAGTTTTGAACGAAACAAAAGACGGAATGATCTATGCTGAAAAATTATTTACAAGTACAGATGTGACACAGGCAAATAGAGCATATGGATATTTGAATAGAAACCACCTGTATATGGTTGCGCCATCTCAACCACTAGATGTTATTTTAGGAGATAGTACTAACAATGTTGGAGTCATACAAGATTTTAGAACTAACATAGGTGCAACAGCTTGGACACTTACTGCCGAAGTTGATAGATATGTCAATCTAGCAAAAGTTAAAGGTGTGTGGTTATACGACAAAACAACAAAAGATTTAATTACATATTTAGATTTTATTGATCCGATTCAAGGACGTATTGCTGGACCAGCAGAGCAAGAAATATCTTACAAATTATATTATGATCCTGCTGTTTATAACACTGGATCGACAAATACAGGATCTGCTGATTTATGGGGCAAAGAACACGTTGGAAAGCTATGGTGGAATATAGATACTGTAAAATGGTATACACCATATCAAGGAGATATACAATATAAATCCAACTATTGGAATCAAATAGTGCCAGGGTTTGATATTGACGTATACGAATGGGTAGAAAGTGAATATCTACCCAGCGAATGGGACAGTATAGCAGATACAACCGAAGGTTTAGCAGATGGTATAAGTGGTTTAAGTTTATACGGCGATGATACATATACAATTACAAACACATATGATGCAATAACAGGTATTGCAGTGCCTAGATATTACTTCTGGGTCAAAGGAAAGACTACTGTTCCAAACACTTATGGCAGAAATATTAGCGCAAATAATGTAGAAAATTTAATTAAAGATCCTGCAGGACAAGGATACAGATATATTAATCTTTTTGACAGTCAAACATTTGCGTTACACAATGTTAAAAATTTAATCAAAGATAAAAATACAGTTTTACATATTGATTATTCAGTTTCTGATAATGAAGAAAATAACATACATAGCGAATACCAATTGTTAACAGAAGGTTTAGCAAGTAGCAAACCTAATACAGACATTGTTGACAAATGGGTAGATAGTCTTGTTGGATACAATGAACAAAATATTCAATTGCCAGATACTAGAGTAAGTATTGCTAGACGTTTTGGTATTTTAAATGAACCAAACCAAAGTATGTTTGTAAACCGTAAAGAAGCACTCAAACAGATTGTTGAGCGTGTAAATGGTGTTTTGAAAGGTTATGTAGTTGTTGATGAGTTTGATATATCACCATTGCAACAAATTGATCCTGCTCCGAGCAAATATAGTCATTTATGGGATACAGAAATAGAAAGTGAAAATTTATTACGTTTTATTGGTACTGCAAAAATTGAACAGGCTGTTCTTACACCGATTATTGAAGACGGTACGATAACTGAAGTACAAATTACAAATGCAGGGCGTGGCTATATTGACAGTAATTATACCAGCGGTGCAACAAGAGATGGCCCAACTGTAACAATTGAAGGCACAGGTTATGGTGCAGAAATTAAAACATACATAAACAACTTAGGACAAGTTACAAGTGTTGAAATCTTAAATGGTGGTAAAAATTATTTAGATAACACAACATTGATTGTACGTCCATTTAGTGTACTTGTTAAAAACGATTCTAGCATAGGTGGTTTCTGGGCAATCTACAACTGGATTGCAAGTACAGGCGAGTGGTTTAGAAATCAAATACAAGATTACGACACTACACTTTATTGGAACTATGAAGATTGGTATGCACAAGGATATAATGCAGAAACAGCAATAAACTTTATTATTCCAGGTGCATATGAATTAGAAAGTTTAGATGACATAATTGGTAGTGTTATTAAAATTGAAACCATAGGCACAGGCGGCTGGTTGTTGTTAGAAAAGATTGACAATCAATCAAATGTTGATTATACTGTAAATTATAAAACTATTGGTAGACAAAATGGTACAATTCAATTTACAACAACATTGTATCAAAACGAATCTGTAGGTTATGATAAGCAAATTTATGACACAAGTTTCTATGATAGAGAACCTACACAAGAAACACGTATTATTTTAAATACGATTCAAAATAATTTGTTTGTAGATCAATTAGAAGTTGAATGGAACAAATTATTCTTCAGTAGTGTAAGATATGCTATTAGTGAACAAATTGATGTAGACTGGATATTCAAATCTAGTTTTGTAACCGCAAAACACAATGTAGGTGAACTTGCGCAAAAAATCACATATCAAAATGATAACTTACCAAATTATCAGGAGTATATCAGTGAGGTAAAACCTTATAGTACAAAGATTAGAGAATATGTAAGTGCTTATGAAAAGATTGAACCAACACAAACCAACGTCACTGATTTTGATTTGCCTCCAAGTTATGATCCTGTGGTAGGAAAGGTTGTACCTGAAGCAATTAAATTTATAAACAATAATTTTGAAAATGTAGACAGCGAAGTTTTAGAATATCCAAAACGTAATTGGTATGATAATGTAGGATTTGAAATCAAAGAATTTGTGATTTACAGTGGCGGAAGCGGATATGTAAACACTGCGAATATCACAGTCGAAGGAGGCGGTGGTCCAACACTTGAAGGTTTTGCTTATCTAAGTGGTGACAGCATTGGTTATATTGAAGTAGATACTGTTGGTGCAAAATATTTCAATACACCTACAGTTACTATTAATGGTGGATTAAATGAAGATGGCGAAGAGGCTATTGTTTATGCTGTTATAGGCAATAACTTAGTGCGTAACACACATATGTTAATGAAATTTGATAGAGTTTCAGGCAATTACTTGTTCACAACTTTAGACGAAACAGAAACATTTGTTGGCAATGGTGGCTTAACAGAATTTAATTTGAAGTGGCCTTTGAGTACTCGTAGTGCAGATATTTCAATTACTGTAGGAGGCGTAGACCAACTAATAAGTGATTTTACAATATCAAACGAATTAGATAAAACAAGAAGTTATGAAAGATACACAGGAAGAATAACTTTTACTAATGCACCTGCAAATAATGCAGAAGTAATTATTAATTATAAAAAATCAACTGACTTGTTGACAGCAGCGGATAGAATTAATTTCTTCTACAATCCAACAACCGGAATGCCAGGTAAAGAATTATCTCAGTTAATGGACGGAGTTGATTATGGTGGAGTTCAAGTTGATAGCATTGGATTTGGAGAAAGTCTAGGTTGGGACTTACAAGGATTTGGCATTGATTTTGATACCTATGATATAAACAATGAAGATGAAATAATTGTTTTAGACGGAAGTACACAAATAGTTAATTTGTCTAAAGTATTAGAATCGGGTGTCACATACAATGTTTATTTAAACAATGTGCGTATTGATGATCCTGCATATCCTGCTACAGGAACTAATCCTAATGCAAAAATGGTATCACCACAAGGTGACGATATTTCATTAACTATATTCTTAGATAGCGATGTGATTACTACAAAAGCTGATGATGTAATTGTTGTGAGAAAATCAACCAGCGACGGTAGCTTTACACCTGAAAGCACAGCATTTGACGTTAGTTTACAAGGTGGAGGATTTCAGTATACCACAGCAACAGGTATAGATCCTGGTGATATTGTTGTGGATGGAGATGGATTTGTTACACCAACTACTAGTAAAGGCCCTGAAGAACAAGTACCTGGCCAAGTTTTAGATGCAGTTGATATTCAAGTTTACAGTCGTGTTAGCGAAGGACAAGGTATTATTTCTACAAGAAGTTATCTTACAGATGGCACAACAATAGAATGGGAATTTGACGCATTTCCGCAGACAGAAAATACTGTGGTTGTAACAGTCGAAGGTGAAGTTATAGACAATGCTGATTTAAAACTAGATTTTGAAACTAGACTTCTAAGTTTAGCAGATAGTTCTGCAATCGCTGCAAACAAAAATTTAACAATTGTAAGCATTGGAACCAACGGAGTCAATATTTTAGATAGTGATAATATTATTGCAGATGGGACAAATACATATTACGAATTGCCCATACGTTTTACAGAAGAACAAAGTACTTTTGTTACTGTGAATGGAGTCAAACAAGAACCTGCTACACAATACGGATATGATACTAATGCTGATGGATTTGGTACTTTAGAATTTCCTACCGTTTTAGATGAAGGCACTGTAATTGGATACACTGTGTATAGTGAAAAACTAAATCAGTTTAGTGAAATGGTTATCGATAAAACCATGGTTACTGATGGGTTAAACATTACACACAGATTTACAAACGATGTTGCTGTACCTTCTTTGAAAAAACCATATGCAAGCAATGTATTAGTACAGCGTGAAAAAGGGTCAAAGTTTTTACATCCGGGATACAGAATTGGTTATACTACAACTATAGCGAGACAGTATGACATTCAAGCCTGGCAATTTGAAGATACTACTGCAATTGACAGTAAAGATGTTATTGTTTATTTAGATGAAGTTTTATTATCAGACGAAGAATGGAATTATGATCCTCTAAATGGCAGGGTTGAAATTTTGTCAAACAATGTTGCACTTCCTGGTGCAAAATTAGAAATTTTTATTATAAGAGATGCAGAGTATTTCTTCTTTAACACACAAGTTGTAATTGAAAATGGTTCTGCACTTGACGACTTAGTAAGAGACCAAGATGTGTCATTTAGATTAACAGACGATAGCACAATAGTTAATGCAAGAGTAGAAAGTTTTACTCGTGATGGTGATAATATGACTATTGAACTACAAGGATATGTTAGAGACTTGTTTGAATTAAAAAGCACTGATGATACTCCTGCAATGGTTGCAAATGATGAAAGCACAGCAGATTTAAAATTACTAGATGTAACACTGGTTGAGACAGATAATTTAGTCTTAAAAGAAGCACCAGATGCTTGGGAAACAGTTAGTGTGTATACGTTTAGCAATCATGACATTAATGAGTTTGAAAGAAACAGTTATGATGTTGTATGGAATACAAATCAAGCACCTGTTGGTTCTCAAGAATACATTGATAAAAACTTATTGAGTAAAGGTTTTGTTAAATTACAAAAACCAGCACTGAGTGCAAATTATGTTTGGGTATTTGTAAACGGAGAAATCCAAGTTCCACAAAAAGATTATAAAATATCTACTGCAAAAGACGGTGTACAACTTTATAAAAAAGTACTACCAAATGATAAAATCGATGTGTTACAATTTGCTGCACAGACAAGTAAACCAAAATTTGGATTTAGAATATTCAAAGATATGTTGAATAGATATCATTATAAGAGATTAAACAATCAAAACGAATATGAATTGCAACAACCTTTGAATTATTATGATCAAGTTATTCAATTAAAAGACTCAACTGGTATACAATCACCTAATAAAGCATTAGGTACACCAGGTGTTGTATGGATAGATAAAGAACGTATTGAATATTACACATTGGATGGCAATTTGTTAAGACAGGTACGTAGAGGTACACTAGGCACTGGTGTAAAATCTACTTATGAAGTAGGCACAAAAGTTACAGGCCAAGGCATTGAAGAAAATATTCCATACAAAGATGAAGTTATAAAAACAACATTTATTGGTGATAGTAGTAGTAAACAATTTATACTTGATTTCACACCAAGCAGTATTGATGAAATTGATGTATTCTTAGCAGGTACTAGATTACGTAAAGATAATATAGTAGAGTTTGACCACACAATAGATCAAGATTCACCAGAAGCAGATGTTACTCGTGCTCCAGAAGTTACAATGGAAACAATTGTGTGGGGAGATAGCACTGTAACTGCATTATATTTGGCAGATTATATTGATCCACCTGCAAATGGAACCATAATTGAAGTAATTAGAAAAACAGGAAAAACTTGGACAGATCCAGGAAAAAGTATAGCAGACAGTGAAAATCAAATTGCTAAATTTATAACAGACAAAACAATATCGCTACCCCGATAAATACAATATAGGAACGGAATGAAAATATGATTAATGAACAAAGTGGCGTACACATAGAAGGACATATTAAAATACATAATCCAGATTCTGGACACGTATTTGTAAACAAGCGTAATGCTATTCATTATGAAAATATGAGTATCAGTCTTGCTGAAAGTTTAGGTAATGCCGGAGAAGGTTTTATCTATGAAATGGCGTTTGGCAACGGTGGTACTAGTGTTGATCCAACTGGTATTATTACATACTTAACACCAAACAGCACTGGTACTAATGCCAGCCTTTACAATCAAACATATCAAAAAGTAGTCGACGACCGTTCCGTAAATAATGTCGATCCACAAAGAAATAAAATCGAAACACGTCATGTGACAGGTACAAATTATACTGATATTGTTGTAAGTGCATTGCTAGATTATGGTGAACCAGATGGACAAGATGCATTTGATACAGCAGCAGATACTGAAGCGCAATTTGTTTTTGATGAACTAGGATTAGTTGGATATTCTCCTAGTGGAAGTGGCAGACTTTTGACACACGTGATTTTCCATCCTGTGCAAAAATCGTTAAACAGACTTATACAAATTGATTACACGGTTAGAGTACAAAGTTTAAGTGGAGGTAATACTTAATGTCATATCAAGTTCCTTTCACAGATCAAGCAAACAAAGGTGAAATCACAGTAGAAGAAAGTAGTTTTAACAACGATACAAGTTTGAGCTTACCTGGTAGGCTTATAACTGATTATGGTTTAGCAGTAAATACAAACTTCTTACAATTGTTAGAAAACTTTGCTAATGCTAGTCCTCCTACTAATCCAGTTGAAGGACAACTTTGGTACGACACTACACAAGAAATAGATCAGCTTAAAATATATGATGGCACAAACTGGGTTGCTGCAGGTGGGCTTAAAAAAGGCGCTTTCGAACCAGAAGTAGCAAATAGTGTCAAAGGAGACTTGTGGGTAAACACGAGTACAAGTCAACTTTATTTATATACCGGAAGCGGTTGGTTATTAGTAGGCCCAAATTATGTTGATGAAAATAAAACTGGAGCACTTGTAGAAGAAATAGAATCAACAGAATCGGGTAATCCTAAGCGTCCTGTAATTATTAATTATATAGAAAATATTCCAGTTACTATATACACAAGAGTTGAGTTCTCTCCAAGAACTCCTTTTGCTGGATATAGTGCTACAACACCATTAAAAGTAGGTGTAAATTTCAACAAAAGTTTAACAACTGCTAAATTTAATGGCACTGCTGATCTAGCAGCAAATTTACTTATCAACGGCGCATCTATACCAACAACCACAGTAATGCGTAACAATATCGTAAACCAAGTATCTGAAAAAATTCAAGTAAAAAACAATGATGGTATTGAAGTTGGTACTGCAAAAACATTAAGTTTATTAGTTGAGGGTAATAATAGTATTGTTGAAAACAGTATACCCGGTGCACCTATTGATTTGCGTATTAACAACAACGGAACACTTGCTGTTCCTTTACGTATTAAAAGTAACACTAATGTAGGCGTTAACAATCTTAATCCTACTGAAAGTTTAGATGTAATTGGTAATATAAAAACTGATAGTAATATCAGTGTTACAGGAGATACAGAAAGCAACAATCCTACAACAGGTTCTATTACAACACTTGGTGGTGTAGGAATAACAAAAAATTTAAACGTTGGTGGCAATGCTACTATTGATGGTAATATTACACTTGCAAACTTAATTCCTGATTCTGCAAATGTTAGAAATATTGGTAGCAGTGTATTACCTTTTGACACATTATATGCAAATAGAATAACAGGTAATTTGACAGGCAACGTTACAGGTAATGTAAGCGGCACAGCTGGAAGTACAGGCAAACTAAACAGCACAACAACATTTGGTATGACTGGACAAATAACAGGCAGCAGTTTTGTATTTGATGGTCAAACAGGTGGTAGCACAAAAACATTTTCAACACAAGCCGCACCAGCAATTATTAGCGATCAAACATTAGCAACAACTGTTGATCAAACAAACGATACTTTGTTGATTTATAACAATGCATCTGGTATATTGGAAAAGGCAACACCAAGTCAATTATTTGGTAGTTTTGATACTATGCCAGTTGGCACAATTATTATGTATGGTGGAATAACAGCACCCGCTAATTGGTTATTGTGTGACGGCAGCTTCTACCCTATTGATACAACTTACGGTAATTTAAAAACAGCATTAGGATATGATCCTACTAATTCAGCAACTTGGTATTATGGTAGTCCAACAGATAGAGGTGCACCTGATAACAACAACTATTTTAGAGTTCCAGATTTAAGAGGACGTTTCCCTACAATGGCAACTGGTATAGGAAGCGGATCGTTACCATCTAATGCTATTTCAAGTGGTGTGTCAGGTATAGGCGATGCTGCTGGTAATGAAGAAATTACAGTAATGCAAGAAAACTTGCCAGAACACAAACACGATCTAAATGATGGCGATGATAACCAATATTATGCTACATCTACAGCAACTTATAGTGGCACTGATAGTGTTGCTAATAACGGTGATACTTCTGGTACTGGCACAAGATTAGAAACTAGTGGTGGTGTAATTGATTTACAAAACCTTCCAATAAACATTGTAAATCCATATGTAACACTTAACTTTATTATATATTACGGAGGTACCTAATGGCCTATAAACTTAATAAAACAGACGGGTCTCTATTAGTAGAATTAGTTGACGGTAGGTTAGATACTACATCCGCTGACATTAATCTTATAGGTAAAAACTATCAAGGATTTGGTGAAAGTATAAATGAAAACTTTATCAAAATGCTTGAAAATTTTTCAAACACAACTGCACCTGGCAGTCCAATTAGAGGACAGTTATGGTATGATACTTCTACAGGTAGATTAAAAGTATATGATGGTGTAACATTTAGAAGTACAGATAGCACAATTTACAGTGCAACACAACCAACAGAATTAATTGCAGGAGATATTTGGATCGACGGTGCAAAAGATCAAATGTTCTTTTGGAACGGAACTGAAACAATATTAGTAGGACCGGATTATGATAAATCGCAATCACGCACAGGCGATTTTGTTGAAACAATAAAAGATACACTAGGGCAAAATAGAGTAGTAATTAAAAGATTTATTAATGGGGCAATTGTTGGCATTGAAACAAAAGATGCATTTACACCATTTCCTACAATAGCAGGATTTACAAATCTCCAAGTAGGATTTAACATTAGTTCTGCGTTTAGTAATTACACTTTTACAGGTAGTGCTACATCTGCTAAAAATCTAATAGACGATTTTGGTAATGTCTACGATCAAAATAGTTTTTTAAGTGCTGATAGTAACGATACTACCACAGGGTACATAATTATTAAAAACGACAACGGTTTGTATCTTGGTGATGATTTAGATTTAAATATCAGACAAGACGGTGCTGTAACAAATTTCAAAATACAAAAAAGCAATCAAGATCTAAAACTTGCATTTAACAGCAACAATTTAGAAGACAGTGTGTATTTTGATTCAAGTGAAAAGAAAGTTGGATTTTTCCAAAATGCATTACCCCAATATACTGTAGACATTGCAGGCGATTTACGTGTAACAGGAAATATATTAGTAGAAGGTGATACAACAAGTTTAGATGTTGCTACTTTGCGTGTCGAAGATAAGCAAATAGAACTTGCAATTACAGACGACAGTACACTTATTAGTGATATAGATGCAGACGATGCTGGTATAGTTGTTAGAGTATCGGGTGATGATAAACGTTGGACTTGGAGTTATGATACGGATAATTGGACAAGTTCTCATGGTATAGCTCTAAATAAACTAAATGATAGTTATTTTATCGGTACAGCAAATGTTCTTTCTTTGGATACATTAGGTAGCAGTGTTGTAAACAGTAGTTTGACAACTGTAGGCAAATTAACTAATTTACAAATCGGTGGTGGTAGTGACACAATGACTATCACCGATGATACTATTTCAACTACAAAAGGTTTACAAATTACCAGTGTTGATGCTATTGAATTAACCAATGCAAAACAAATTAAGAATGTTGCTACTCCTACTGCAAATAACGATGTTACAAACAAAAAGTATGTTGATGATGCAATTCTTTCACAACCGGTAGTAATGGGATTAGACGTAACAGGAATAGGCACAACATACAATCCAGGATCATACGGCGATGGTACTTGTGATGATGTATTACTTGTTAACATTGCTACATTATTATCAGAAATCAGTACACCTAGCACTGATAGGAATGGAACCGTTGCAAATATTCACGCATATTACTATACAGCTACAACAGATCCTATTGATGTTAACAGCGGTGTTTCAAAAACACTAACTGCTGTTGATAGTGCCGGTGTTCAAAACGTCAACGTAATTGGTGATTTTGCAATCACTGATCCAACAGCAACAGTTAACCTAACAATAACACGAATAACTATTTCTATGGAGATAGCATCTGCTTTATGGGCACCTACAACAGGAGAGATCAGTACTTCAGCAGTTTAGCGATAAATAGTTTAAGCACGAGGAAACAACAAGAATGGCATATATTGTAAACAGATATAACGGCACTCAACTTACAGTAGTTGAAGATGGCACAATTGATCAAACAACAGACATTAAGTTTGTTGGACGAAATTACAGCGGATACGGCGAAGTACAAAACGAAAATTATCTACACCTTTTAGAATCTTTTTCAGGTACTACTGCGCCAGTAAAAGCAATTGACGGACAAGTTTGGTATGATTCAAGCACTTTAAAATTAAAATTTTACACAGGTAGTGCTTGGAAAACAGCAGGCGGCACTGAAGTAAGTGCTACTGAACCAGTAGGATTAAACGAAGGCGACCTTTGGTGGAGTAGTACAAGCAATCAATTGTACGGTAAAACAGCTGGCGGAGAATTTATACTTGTTGGTCCTCAATCTGCCGGTAGCGGTACAACACAAATGCTCAGTGTTAATGTGCTTGATAATGCTGAGAACGAAAAAACAATTATTGTTGCATTAATTAACGATGTGTCTTTATATGTAATTTCAAATGAAGAATTTACACTTGCAACATTACAGCCAGATGGCACTCCTGCTTTAACAGGTTTTAGCTTAATTAAAAGAGGTATTACTTTTGTTAATACTGGAACAGATGGTATTACAGATAACAGCATAGGAGATCCAGTCTCAGGTGCAGCAGATGAACCTATTATATGGGGTACAGCAAGTAACGCTTTAAAAATTAATGGTTTAGAAGCTAGTAGTTTTATTTCAGCTAATAATTTATCATTTAAGGATGCACAATCAGGTGGTGATCTTGTGCGTTTTGGTGATCCTGGATTTACAGTAGGCGCCGGCAATGATTTGTTAGTAAACATTGTTTCAGGAAATCAAGGTAACATTAAAAACCAAGTTGGAGATAAAATCTTTTTTGGTGCATTGCGTAGCGGTGCAGGCTCGCCAGTAAATATTGTTTCTATTAGAAATGTAGCAGCAGATGATGCCGGACTTTATCCAGAAACTGATAATGTATACAATATTGGTGGCGCAAGTGAAAAATTTGCGGAGATTCATGCAACATCTTTTAGAGGTACAGCAGATAAAGCAACAAATGTAGATGTTGCAGGCACAGGACGACTTGCTAGTACAGCAGCAACTCCAAATACTATTGCAGCAAGAGATGCATCAGGTAACTTGACAGCAGTATTATTTAACGGTACTGCTACACAAGCACAGTATGCTGACTTAGCTGAAAAATATACAACCGAAGAAGAACATCCAGTTGGTACTGTTATGACAGTGTCACAAGCAAAATTTGCAGCAGAAGAAGACGTTAGTGCAGAAACAAAACCTTGTAAATCAAGCGATTTAGCAATTGGTGTTATAAGTGAGAATCCGGCATATCTAATGAATTCAGAAATCGACGGACAAGCAATTGCTCTTAAAGGCCGTGTGCCTGTTCGTTGCAAAGGAGTAATTGAAAAAGGTACACCAGTATACGCTTGGGAAGATGGCGTTGCAGGGCCTACAGCTACAAGAGCTCTAGTTGGTATTGCATTAGAAACAAATACAGACCCAGAAGAAAAATTAGTCGAGTGTGTGCTGAAAGTATAAGTACTACAACGGAGAGATAGTATGCCAGAAATAATTTCAGCAGCACGTTACAATGAAATACAAGGAAAAATATCAGCTTTACTAGGAGTTGGATCAGGAGATAAAGGTTACAATCAAAGTGTATCTTCTAATCCTGAGCCTGTGGAATCAATTGTTTTAGCAAATCATATGAATTCTTTGTACACTGATTTTGAAAAAGTATATGTACATATCAATGGAACTACTCCAACAACAATCGAAACTGTAACAGAAGACGATGATATTACTGAAGCATTATATGCAGCATACGAAACTCTTATTACTACTTTAGAAAATGATAGGTTTACAGTAGCACTTTCTCAAACTGATACCGAATCTGCTGGAGTAAACAGTATTAAAAATGGTTCAGCTACGCCGTGGGGCGGCACAGCAACACCACAAACAATTAATCACACTATTGATGTAGGTTTTGCAGATGCAAATGCACGGAGAGCATTTTTCAATGCTGGTGGACAAATACGTTTTAATGCCAGCATTGATATTAGTAGTGTTTCTGGTGATGATTTATCTAAAAACCAAGATTGGGAAACAATGCTTACAAACAGTGGGCAAATACAATTTGGACGAGCTGCTACTGCAACAACAGGAAGTGGTACTGCATACGCAATTGGCAACGAAGATTTGACAGATACCTATCAAAGAATATATCTTAAAGAAGCTGATCCAAGCGGAACTTATGCAGAAAATGAATGGTATATTGAAGCTAAAGAAAAAAACGATAACGAAATAACATTTAATATAGTTTTTAGTGATCTTGATGTAGGATCAGGGGGCGCAGACGAATATGTTTCAGGTATATTAACAAGTTCAGTTTCTCATCTAAGAGCAAGCGGAACTTATGTAAATACACCTGCACCTTCATATAGTAAGACAAGTGAATTATAATTTGACAAATTTGTGTGCATAGTTTAAAATGTTAAAAAAGGAAATATAATGGCTGTAAATACCCCGATACTAGCATCACATTATAATGCAATTAGAGAATTAATAGCTGGACGTTTAGGCAATGTTTCTGTCTATAATGATTATGGTAGTTTAACAACTCCTCTTACTACATCTGGAGGATATGGTAGGAATTTTACAAGTGACAATGTAGTTGGAGGCAGTACTCCAGGGGTTAGTGATACGGTTACCGAACAACAACATTTTAATTTATGGCTAGATTTACAGGCAGGACATAATCACTGCTATGCAAGTTTAGCAAGTGATATCGATCCTACTGAATTTGAAGGTAAACTAACTTATCCAGATTTTGCAGATATATCTAATAGAGATCTTATTGCTTGGCAGCATAAATTAGATTTAGATACTATTGCTGATACAGTTTTAGCATTTAATCATGCTTCTACAGAATTTCCTAGCAGTAGTTTTACAGGATTAGAGCCGTTAGAAACCAGTGGCGGAGTAAGCACATCTAGTCAAAGGACAGCAAATTGGGGCGGTAGTGCAGATGCCGTAAAAGTAATTAGGCACGAAGTTACAGTAAATTTTCCTAGTCATAATGAATTAATTTACTTCTTAGCAGCCGGCGGAGAAATACTTTTTCAATCTAGTGCAACAGGAGGCACAACAGGCACTCTTTATAGTAAGGATTGGGATTGGGCTCAAGTTTTAAGTGACAGCGGAACTGTAAGATTCAGACGTAGAAATCAAACAGATTGGATTTGTGAAGCAATTAGTCCTGGTTCGGGCACAGGATATAGTAACGCTAATATTAGTAGTGGTGCTACTTGGACTAAAATATTTGAGAAACAAGGCGGCGGTAGAGCAGGTGGTAATCCTGGAGGTATTCCTGTAAGCCAGATCTACGATGATAACTTTTTTAGAATTTATGCTAGAACTAATAGTGCATTAGCCAGTGCTACACAGTTACAATTTAGAATTGAATTTGACGACGGTGATACAGGGACTGGATATCAACAAGAATTTGGTGAACAAGGTGCTCCTGCAGATGAAAGTGTAGGAGCAACTATTACAAGCACAGTTTACACAAAAACACCAAACAGTACATTTGTATACGATGGTGTAACTTACAATGGAATCGTGCTTGATGTTCCAACCGGAACAAAAGATTCCGATTTATAATTGACAATACAAATAGTTTAATATATACTATAACATATCTAGGAGGTATATATGGACGAACGTCTTCAAAAAGCATTAGACCACAGTAACTATATGGTTACTCTAAACAATCAAAAACGTTTGTTAAGAGAGCAATATAAAGAAAATTTAGTATACTACTATAACGGTGGACAATTTACAGTTACACAAGAACTTATAAGTTTTTGTCAAAGTTTAGTAACTTTAGAACAGGATGGAACAATCTTGATTGATGATAACAGTATACCGATTGAAGTAGATAATGTTGCAAATTTTAGTGCTGAATTATACACAAAATATTTTGAAGCAACTAACCAATATTTTGTTGAATATAACAAATTGAAAAAAAACAGAACTGTTGAAAGTATTATAAATTTATGACAAAAGGCGTCTTGTTATTTGCTAACAACAACGGTACACTAAACTATATAAAACAAGCTGAATTTTTAGCAAAAAGAATACAAAAGTATTTGAACTTACCAGTCAGTCTTGTTACAACCTCTGACTATGATAATAGTAATAATTTGTTTGATACTGTAATTCAATCGACTAGCAAAAATTATCATAATACGACAAAAAGACATCACGACGGTGACTTATATAATAAGATAACATCTTTTCTAAATACCGATAGGGCAGACGTATATTACCTTACTCCTTATGATGAAACAATTGTAATGGATACTGATTACGTTATTAGTAATGATATTTTAAATAATTGCTTTTTACAACAGAAGGAATTGTTACTTTACAAGGATGCAATCCACGTAGGTATACACACAGGAACATCTGAATTTTTACGTATTAGTGATACCAGCATAGATTTTTATTGGGCTACTGTATTTTATTTTAAAAAATCAGAACAAACAAAAATGTTTTTTGATTTAGTAAAGCATATTAAAGAAAATTATATGCATTATAGAAGTATGTATCAATTCCGTACAACTGTATATAGAAATGATTTTGCTTTTAGCATTGCGCTACACATAATGAATGGATACAAATCTGGTGACTTTGCGGGTATACTTCCAGGCAAGAAATTTTATGCTATTGACAAAGATGTTTTACTTGATATAGTTGAAGATGAAATAAAAATTCTTGTACAAAAAACAAATCGTTTTGGTGAGTATACAGCAGTAAATCTCAAAGGCAGTAATTGTCATATAATGAATAAGTTTAGCTTGGAGAGAATAATTGACAACCAATAATTTTACTATGCTTGCCCAAAACAGTAATTTTGACTACGTGCGTCAAGCATACTTAGCTGCAATGAGTATTAAAGTTACAAATGAAAATAGCAGTGTATGCTTAATTACAAATGATCCAGTGCCACGAAAATACAAGCAGGTGTTTGATCATATAGTGGAAATTCCTTGGGGCGATCACGCTGAAAACGAAGATTGGAAAGTTAGTAATAGATGGAAAATTTATCACGCTATACCATATGAAAACACAGCAGTGATAGATACAGATATGCTGGTATTAGATGACATTTCTTTTTGGTTTGATTATTTAGAAAATTACGATTTATTTTATACTAGCAAAGTTACAACATATAGAGGAGAAGTGATTCCTGATAAAAACTATTATAGATACAACCATTTTTACCTAAACAATATTCCAAGTTTATACAGTGGTTTTCATTATTTTAAAAAATCAGATTTAGCACACGAGTTTAATGACTGGCTTGAATTAATAACAAATAATTGGCAATCAATTTATAAAACAGTAAATAACAAGCTAAAACATTTAAACAATCCAAGTATGGATTTAACAGCATCTATAGCAAGTTTATTACTAGATAATACGCATTTGATTACAAATAATAAAAGTGAATATCCTAGTTTTGTGCATATGAAACCAAAATGTCAAAATTGGAACGATAATTTTTCAGTTAGATGGCAAGACAGAGTAGGTGTATATTTAGACGACGATCTAAAATTGAAAATTGGAAATTATCAACAAAATGGAATCTTTCATTACACCGAAAAAGATTTTGTTACTAATGACATAATTAAAAAATATGAAAAGGTCTTAGGAATATGAATGTAAAAAGATTTGTATGTTTTGAAGACGATGGAACAATTTACAAAATAAGCAACCAGCCTGACAAAAGATTTCAATTTTTAGAAGTTGATATAGAAGAAGTTGAAGATTTTATTACAGGAAAATTAAGTCTTCTTGAACACAAAGTAGAATTTGATTTTATCGAGAAAAAATACAGTATAAAAAATACAAAGCAAATAGACGAGGATAAATTAATGTGGAGTTTTCTATATGAAATACCCACTGCTATTCCGAAAGAGAAACAAGTAATTCTAACTAAAAATAATAAAAACAAAAGTTGGCATATAATGTTAGATGATAAATTTGAATCAGAATTGTTAGATCAAAATATTAACATAGATCTTTCAAAGTATTATTTTAGCATTACAAAAAAGAATGATCCAAATGTATTATATAGACTTATAAAATTTACAGATGGAAATTTTGTGCCATTTTCAGAAGATTTTGAATTTGACGGAACACCGTTTTCTGTGTATACTACACGTAGATTTGATTCTTACTATCTAGAGGAAGTTGATGCCTAGCACATTCAGAGTTGTTGATTACGATATTATATACTTGTCATATGACGAACCAAATGCAGAACAAAATTTTGCAGACTTATGTAGTAAGGTTCCTTGGGCCGAACGAGTACATGGTGTAAAAGGTAGTGATAGCGCACACAAAGCTGCTGCTGAAAAATCTACAACAGATAGATTTATTACCGTAGATGGTGATAATAGAATTAGAGATGATTTTTTGTCACAGGTTATAAACTTTGATGAAGATACTGATTTAACTAATAAGGTTATTAGTTGGACTGCTGAAAATATAATCAACGGATTAGCGTATGGAAACGGCGGAATTAAATGTTGGCCTAAGAGTCATGTTTTAAATATGCGCACACACGAAAATGCTCCAAAAGATAATCCACACGCACAGGTAGATTTTTGTTGGGATACTGAATATGTACAAATGAACGGAACATATAGTATGATATATAACAATGCTACACCTCATCAGGCGTGGCGTGCTGGTTTCCGTGAAGGCGTTAAAATGGCATTAGATCAAGGTGTTCGTCCTGACTATGAAGGATTTAAACGTAATCACTGGAAAAACTTACACCGATTGTATATTTGGTTAATGGTAGGTGCAGACGTTGAAAACGGACGTTGGGCTATATACGGTGCTAGAGAAGGTTTGTACAAAACTATGTGTACAGATTGGGATTATGTTAATGTACGTGATTTTGAATGGCTTAATGAATATTGGGATCAAAAAGGTGAATTTGATGAAGAAAGCATGGAATTGGATACTAATTATTTAGGCGAAAAATTAATTGAAGAATTAAATATACCCATTGCTGAAGATCCTTTAAACGCACAACAAAGTATGTTCTTTAAAAATGTATACCAAAATCCTGTAAGAGACAACAGTAGAAAATTTTTAGATAGAGAACAATAATGGAGCGTAGCGAAAGCGAAGAAATTAAACGCATTGATGGTATAACACAAGAAATATCACCAACGTTTTGTTTTGCTAAATGGTATCATGCCAATATATATTTCCAAACAGGTGAAACACACAGTTGTTATCATCCTGCTCCTCATAAGATTGACACAGCACCGTTGTTAGAAAATCCAAGTGCAATACACAACACAGCGCAAAAGAAGCAAGAACGTGCTGCAATGATGCGTGGCGAACAACCTACTGGTTGTAACTATTGTTGGAAGATTGAAGCACTTGGCAAAGATTACGTAAGTGATAGAAAACAGCGTAATCAAACTATCTTCTTTAAACATAGACTAAACGCTGTAAAAGAAGGTGGTGCAGAGTTTGATGTAAATCCAGAATACTTAGAAGTTAGTTTTGGTAATGAGTGTAACTTCCGTTGTGGATACTGTCATCCAAAAGCCAGCAGTAGATATTATCAAGAAATCAAACAACATGGCCCATATACAAACGTAAAAAACCATAGATGCGACATTGATTGGTTTCAAATATTTGAAGAAGAAAACAATCCGTATTTAGATGCATTTTGGCGCTGGTGGCCAGAATTAAGTAAAGAGTTACACATATTGCGTATTACAGGTGGTGAGCCTACAATACAAAAAAGCACATATAAACTGTTTGATATGTTGGACGCAGACCCTAAGCCAGAACTTGAATTAAACTGTAACAGCAACTTAGGTGGCAAACCAAAGCAGTTAGAAAAGTTTACAAACCGTGTAAATGACCTGTTAACAAACAACAAGATTAGACGCTTTAAAATGTTTACAAGTATTGACACTTGGGGTAAACGTGCAGAATACATACGTGACGGATTAGACATCGAAGTTTTTGAACGCAACTTGGATTATTTTATGCGTAACTGTGAAGCACCTATGGTGTTGATGATTACGTTTAACATATTCAGTGTAACAACATTCCGCACACTACTAGAAAAAATATTAGAATGGCGTGCCAAGTATAATGATGTAGAAACACACAGATGGCAACGTTTGGGTTTTGATACACCACATCTTAAAGAGCCTCTACAATATGATATTAATATACTGCCAAACAACTATATGACTTATATGCGTGACCATTTGCAGTTTATAAAAGAAAATGTAGATGACAATCGCAAAGATGCATTTAGCACTATAGAATATGAAAAGTTTAGACGTGTTGTTGATTACATGGATACAACAGAATATCCGTTAGAAAAAGTTATACAAGGACGTAGAGATTTCCACAACTTCTTTAAAGAACAAGGACGCAGACGTGGAGTTGATCACAAACAAGTGTTTCCAGAAATGTCAGACTTTTTTGAGTTGTGCAGCAAATACGTCTAGCACTTGTTTTGATTCGGGCCATTGCACTTTAGACAAATCATTTAACCAGTGTTCAACATCTACTTTCCAAAATGTTTGAAATGCACCTTTGTACTCTAGTTCAAAAGGATCTTTAAGATATTTGTGTCTATGCATAATCTTTGCCCAAGTTCTATGCACTTTACGTTGGCTTGCTGTCTCTAAGTTGTTTGTGCTTACATACATAGGCTTGTCTAGCCCTAAGTAATAAAAACAAGCAGGTGTTAGCATTTGACTTGTGTGATGATTCATTGGGCTGCGATCATTGTTGTGTACTTTGTGTCCACGTATGTCATCCACACGTTCAATAAGCAATGCTGTACGTGCAGCAATACGATGTGCATCTTTACCTAATATTCCTAGTTGACGCAAACTGTGTGTGATTGTTGTGCCTATTACTCTGTCTTTATAATATAAAAGTATTAGTGTAGCATCTTCGTGCTTATCAATATAATCAATAAGCACTGTTTTGTTATGGTTGTTGTAAAAGCCTCTAGCAGCAGCACCTTCGTACCAATCTTCTAAATCCTGTGTACCGTCGTAAACTTCTAGTCTATACAAAAACTTGTGTCCTATCAATCTTACGCAGATTATCGTCTACTTTGATTTCGTCTACTTTTTTTGCTGTGATTTCGTATGCGCACTTATGTTGTTTTGTAAACTTAGTAATATCCAAATCACCTGTGTAATACACAACACATTCGTGTGCAACTTTTCTACATAGTGCTAAACTTGCACCATTTTCAATAGCAACTTTTTCGATTTGTTCTGGATAAACTCTGTCACCACAGTTTTCCATTTTGAATGCATTAAATCTACGTCCCGATAGTGCAAACTCATCTGTGTCTGTAAACTCTACTAGGTCGCCACTGTTCCACCATTCTGTTTGATTTTTGTACTTACAACAAAACTCAGTTGTGCCATCATCGTGTTTCTCAAACTTGTATTCGATGTTAGGATTAATATCGGTTAACTTATATACGTCTTGGCGTTCTGTACTCATAATGATAGGAGGTACTTCTGTGCTGCCGTAACCTGTGTTAACCTGTTGCGCACCTTTTGAACGCAAATCTTCCATAAGTCCTGTAGGTGTAATATCACTGCCTACTTGCATCTGCTTCATACAGCTCAAATCCAAGTTTTGCCACTTTTTGTGTCTATGCCAAGTTTTCCAAACATTAGGAAGTATCAACATATTTGTTGGCTGCACTTCACGTATTCTATCTGGTAGATTTGCAACTGTTGTCTCAATAAATGTATCACAGTTTGCAACATGACAAGGATACAAACTCATACTTGTAAAACCAATGCCTCTAGGATTGTATAATGCCATCATACTACTGTTTGAATCAAGCATAAAATATTCTGCATTGTATTCTGCAACTTTGCGCATTAGTTCTGCACTGTGTTGATATGTTTTTGGATTACCAGTTGTACCGCTGGTAGTTACTGTAATATTCCAGTTTTCAAGATAGTTAATAACTGCGGATCTTACGTGATCGTTATCACTTTCTAGATATTCTATTCCATCAATATAGATCATTCTGAAAACACCTCCGAATCTTTAGTTTTTATTATAACATAAATTTAGTGTAAGTCAACCCAAGAACTACCTGTGTAGCCTTGGAATTTATTTGTATTTTGATTAAAAATAATCATGCCAGCTTCTGCTGTCATTGAATCTCTGTCTGCAAAAGTAGTGCCTCTTGCTTTAAATACAGGCACTGTCAATACACCGTCACCGTCAAAGCTCAAACGTCTTGGATTTGTTTGACTGTGATTGTCGTTTCCTTTCGGTAAGCTAACAACAAATTTACTTTCTACATGAGTATCAGTTGGTGCTGCATCTGCATAGATACCAAACAAGCCACCAGTTACAAAGTTTGTTCCATTGTAACCTTCACCTGAAATAATTGCAAGTGGATTATCTGTTCCTATAGCAGTTTTTGCATTTACTGTACCATTGTAGTTTTTGACATTTAAAAATTCTTCATCGGCACTTGTTTCCACTGTGATTGCATCTGAGAAAATATTTATATCGCAATCTATTGCATCTGTAATATAGCCACCAATTGTTACAACACCGTTTACAGCGTGTAACACAGTGCCTTGTTCACTAACAGTTAATGCATCCTGTGCACCATTTACGTCACTGTATATAAAGTTTCCATCAAAATGTCCTCTAATAGTAGCAGGTGCTGTTTCGCTGGTAGGATCAACCGGATCATGTAACTTGATAATCTCTTGTCCGTTATAATGATGTACATGAGCACGTAGTGCAGTATCTGCTCTAGTATCACCTAGATAAACAATAGGACCGTTTGCAACAGCACCTGGATCAGGATCAATATGATGTTCTAAGCCGCCGTAAAAGCTATATTGTGGATGTTCGATTGTGTTGTTTAAATTTGTTATTTTTACTTCAGGAGGTTCACCTTCTGCTGTATTCAAATTAGCACCAAGTAAATGTCCATTTACATTACCTGTTACATTACCGGTAACGTTACCAGTTAAATCTCCAATAACATCGCCCGTGTGCTCTCCAACTAAGTCGCCAAAAAACTCACCGTAAGCGTTACCGTTGAAGTCGCCGCTAAATGTACCATATATAACACTGTCACTTGTAATGTTACCGTGCAAATCTCCGTAAAAATCGCCAGTAAACGTAGTTGCAGTTATAGTTTTATTTGCAGTATCAACAATAGTTGTACCTTCGCTGTCAACAACATTACCATAAACAGGTGCTATAACTCTAGCAGTCATACCGTCGATAAGTTTGATTTGACCGCTTGTATCATACACGCTACCTTCTAGATCGGATTTTAAAACTTGTGCTGATAAATTGAAAACTACATTACCTTCGGTATCTTCTATATTACCGACCATTGGTCCATAAAGTTTACCTGTTGAAACATCAACTTGTATCAATCCATTTGATGATACAACATCTGCTTTTACTTGTCCTTGCCAACTATCTACAATTACTGATTCGTCTGCTCCAACGATATCTAATCTATATGCTTCACCTGGTATAAAATCTGCCATAACGTCCTCCGTCCTAATATTTATCTAAAATCTAATATTGACATTAGAATACAAATCTCATATAATTACTGTATGTATGATATTTTTTATATTGGCAATCCGTCTGAGTTACAATTCACAAAACTAAAAACTAGATTTCCCACAGCAAAATATGCTGAAAATGTTCCACAAGCAAAACGTAAAAGTCTTACAAAAATGCTTTGGATTGTTTATGATAACCTTGTGGTTGACGAAGACTTTGATTTTAATTATACAGTTGATGAATATAACAACACATATACTCACGTATTTAAGAATGGTGACTTTTATGACGGTGTGTGTTTAATGCCAAAAAACAGTCATCATGGACCTGGTGAATTAAAAGCAAGATTTTATATAAACAAAAAATTCGTACCTATTCAAGCAAGTAAACCTGTTATCTCAAATTTTGATAAAGTTTTTATAAGTTACAATGAACCTAATGCTGATGAAAATTATGAACGTGTTTTAGCACGTTTTCCAGATGTAAAACGTATACACGGTGTCAAAGGAATACATCAAGCTCATATTGCTGCTGCAAGTTTGTGTGAAACTGATATGTTTTGGATCATAGATGGTGATGCACAACTAACAGACGAATTTTCTTTTGATTATATTCCAGAACATCACAATAAGCAAGCCGTACACGTATGGCGCAGTATGAATCCAGTTAATGGACTAGTATATGGATATGGCGGAGTGAAACTTTTTCCAACAGAAAAAACTCTTGTTATGGATGTAAGTAAACCAGATATGACAACAAGTGTTAGTGATAAATTTGTAGCAATGAATAAAATATCTAACGTTACAGCCTTTAACACAGATCCTTTTAATACGTGGAAGAGTGCTTTTAGAGAATGTTGTAAACTAAGTAGTAAAGTAATTGATAGGCAAAAAAGCCAAGAAACAAATGAACGTTTAAGAACTTGGTGTACATATATTGAAGGTGATCCTAAATTTGGAGAATATGCTCTTATTGGAGCAAAAGCAGGTGCATCATATGGCGCAAGAAACAAAAACAAACCAGATGAATTACGTTTAATTAATGACTTTGATTGGCTTAAGGAAAAATTTGATGGAAATATTTGAAGTACTAGATAGATTTGAAATATTAAATAAAAACGATACAAATTTCGAATTATTACGTAGATCATATGTTGATGAAGATTTGCATAGCATTCTGAAATTAAGTGACAATGAAGAATTACGTAAAGCTGTTTTAGAAAATAATATACATAGTATTTTTAGAATTGTTGAAAACAAAAGATGCATAGGCGATTTGGAAGATTTGCGTAAAGCAGTTTTAGAAAATAATTTACACAGTTTATTTAGATTACTACCAGGAAACGAAGATTTAAGAAAATCAGTAACCGAAAATAATATACACAGTATTTTTAGAATGATTGGCGACGAAGATTTAAAAAAACTAATATTAGATGACAATATGTGGAGTATGTTTAGGATACTAGAAAAACATACAGATAGTCATTTTGTAAAAGCTCTAAAAGATCTAATAACAAATAATATTGAATTTGATAAAGATTGCCTCAGCAGAGGACAAATAAAAAGTAAACAATGGCTAGTTGAAAAATTAAAAGAAATTAACAGAGATTTAGGTGTTGTATTTTTATGTGCAGGATGGTATGCAACATTAGCTACTATGATTTTTGAATCTGACATTAATGTAGATGAAATTATAAGTTTCGATATAGACCCAAGTACTTTACAAATTTCAAATATTTTTAACAAACCTTGGATTATAAACGAATGGAAATTTAAATCCTGTACACAAGACATACATGAACTACGATTTGACGAACACATATATGACGTAGAAAAAAATAACGGTACCATTGAAACTCTATGGAGTTATCCTAATACAATTATAAATACCAGCACTGAACATATTGAAGATTTTCAAGATTGGTATAGTAAAATTATTCCAGGTCAACTAATAGTATTACAAAATAATAATTATTTTGAAATTAAAGAACACGTTAATTGCAGCAAAACGTTAGAAGAATTTAGCAAAAAAACACCAATGTCTAATGTTTTATATGAAGGTGAACTAGATTTGACACAGTACAAAAGGTTTATGAAAATTGGATATAAATGATTTAGATGTAAGACAATTACAAAAAGAAAGTGCTAGAGCATTGAGCACAATGCAAGCAACAAATAACAATATTTGGCAGTTTAATAAAAAAGCACATCATAACAGTCAAAACTGGTATAAGGCTGTTATTGAATGGTACATAGAGCAGTATGGAGGTTTACCTAGCAAAACAAGTCCTGGAAAAGATGTTAGGTTAATTTTAGATGACTAAAATTGTAATGAAATACCTCGGCAAAAAACATTATGAATTTTTTGATGATAGAGGTATAACAGTTTATAACCGTGCCTTACGTGCTCCTTGGTATAATTATATTTTAATGGATGTAATTGCAGATTTCAACGATAGTGTTGACGAAGTTGATTACACAAAAACTTACAGAGAAGATAAATTTTATATTGTTCAAGTTCCTTACATTAAAAATGACAAAATTGAAAAAGTGGAACGTTGGAAAAATAAATTTGACATTTTTTTAAACGAAAATAAAAATTTTTTGTCTTTGCCTAATGTTCATGTGTGCATTGGTGAAATTATGGAATGTCCAAAAACACACGCCGAGACCCTTGATTACTTTATTGTTAAATATCCTTATATAAAATTTTTTGCTGTTACAGTTGATAAAAAATTTGACAGCAAACACGGAAAATCTTTTTACGATGATAGATGGAAGAATCGTTTTCAACCTTACGACGATGTAGTTGAATATAATCCAAAAAAATTATATATAAATCTTACTAGAGTAGCTAGATACCATCGTTGTTTACTATTAGATCAATTGATAGCAAAAAATCTTTTTCACGACGGTTATAATACTTGGGGAAATGTATTTGACGAATTCCAATTTTATAAAAAAATGTATCCAAATACTCAAATTGATAGAATGAAATTTGATGTATTAGATATAACGGATTTGAGTAGTACAATGCCTACCAACTCTGTTCCAAAAGAATGTAGTGAAAGTTTTTTGTTCTTAAATACAGAGACCGATGTGGAAAATGATAGACTTTTGCTCAGTGAAAAAGTTTATAAACCGTTGGGTATTGGAATGCCTTTTATGACTTTAGGTAATCCTGGCATAATACAAGAATTAAGGAATAAAGGATATATAACTTTTGAGTATTGGTGGAATGAAAGCTACGATAACGATTATCCTATTGAACACAGAATAAAAATAATTATTGATAACTTAAACAAACTTAAAAAATATGACACAGCAAGTTTATTAGATATACGGAAAGAAATGCATTATGCTTTAAAATATAATTTAGAATTATATAGACTTAGTCGCAGAAAAAATACATTAAAGGAAGCATTATTACTTTATGCAAGGAGTCAAAATGTCTAGTCCTTTTCTTAAAGTTGGAATTAAAAAGTCTATTAAGAATTGGGATAATTCTGTAGACGAACATACTTGGAACAAGCAAAAAAAACGTAGAGGCGATAATTGGCACTATGCAAATCTATCAAAAAATCCTATATATTATAACACAAATACTTTTGGATATAGAACACCAGAATTTCAGTTTAACAATGACTACGCATTAGCATTCGGTTGCAGTAATACATACGGATTGTTTCAATATGAAAAAGAAAGATACAGTAATTTGTTAGAAGATAAATTAAATATTCCAGTGTATAATTTAGGAATTTCCGGCGGCAGTACAAATATTATTCTAATGAATGTTTTAAATTTAGTAACATCTGAAATAAAATTACCTAAATTAGTTGTTATACAATGGCCAAAGCAAATGAGACTATGTTTTCCTTATGAAGGTAATACACCTTCAGTTGCAAGCATACTTGCAGAAGGAGGCAGATCAAAAATATTTAAATCTTTAATGCGATATGGAAATTTAATAGAATATAATTCTTTATGGGCAAAGGAAACAACTATAAAAATGTTAAATTTATTTAACATTAAAACAGTAGAATTTGCCTTAGAGGATTTTACTGCTGCTGCTTTTAATGTATCTCACATTATCAGACTAGACACAGCGTTTGATAATCAGCATATCGGACCTAAAACAAATGAAGAAATTTTAAATTTTATAGGCAAATATTATGTATAAGTATGAAGATATAAGAAGTATACACTTAGAAAATACACAAAACTGTCAGGCTAATTGCCCTATGTGTGATCGTAATCAAAACGGAGGCGCATTAAATCCGCATATAGATTTGAATGAACTTACACTAGAAGATTGTAAACGTATATTTGAACCAGAGTTTATTGCACAATTAAAAACAATGTATATGTGTGGCAATTTAGGAGATCCTATTGTTGCACGAGATACACTTGAAATATTCAAATATTTTAGAGAACACAACAAAGATATGTGGCTCAGCATGAATACAAACGCAGGAGCAAGAGATGAAGCATGGTGGGCTGAATTGGCCAAAATCTACGGCAGGATGGGCACTGTTATTTTTAGCGTGGATGGTCTTAGTGACACTAATCATCTATACAGGCAGGGTGTTGTATGGGATAATGTAGAACGAGCAATGCGTAGTTTTATTGCTGCCGGAGGAAGGGCACGTTGGGATTTCCTAATTTTTGAGCATAATCAACATCAAGTTGAAGAAGCAAGAGAAATCAGTGAACGTATGGGCTTTGAAAGATTTGTATCTAAAAAAACAGGTAGATTTGTAACTGCTAGTAGTGAAAAGAAAGAGTCACATCAAGCAGTAGATAAAAAAGGAAACAAGACTGCACAACTTAAGAAGCCAGATGAAAAATATCAAAACCAAGCTATAAAACAATATGACCAGGTAAAAAGCAAACACGGTACAATGGATGCATACTATGACAGAGCAGAAATACAATGTAAAGTCAAAGACGAAGGCAACTTGTTTATAACAGCAGAAGGACTTGCAATGCCTTGTTGTTGGACTGCTGGACGTATGTATAAATGGTGGCACAAAGATCCTAAAGTAGAACAAGTATGGGACTTCATTGATGACGTAGGCGGCAAAAATGCAATCGATGCTAAGACACACGGATTACGTGCAGTGTTTGATACAGGTATATTTGATAACATAGAAGCCAGTTGGAACAAGCCTAGTTGTGCAGATGGCAAATTAAAAGTTTGTAGTATGAAGTGCGGTAAAGAGTTTGATCCGTTTGGAGCACAATTTAAATGATACAAAAAGTGGAACTAGAAATTACTAGTGATTGTAATGCAGCTTGTCCAGGCTGTGCAAGAACTTTGCATAGTAATCATTTAAAAGTTAATTCTTTTACTTTTGAAGACCTAAAAAGAATTTTTCCAAATGATAATTACAATGGTGTTGAATTTAAGTTTTGCGGTGTGTTAGGAGATCCAATAGTTAATCCTGATTGTTATAAAATGACTGAATATCTTTTAGAAAGAAATGCTTATTGTGAATACAGCACAAACGGAGGATATAACAGTCAACAATGGTGGATAGATTTAGGAAAATTAGCTCAAAAATATATAGGTAAATTGCACGTACATTTTTGTGTTGATGGACACAAAGATACTAATCATATTTATAGAGTGAATACAAAATGGTCAACAATAGAACGTAATATGATAGCATTTGCAGAAAATGCACCAGAACAACACGCCACGTGGGTGTTTATTGAATTTGATCATAACGAAAAAGATTTGGTAACAGCACGAGCTCACGCTGCTGTATTAGGTTTTGATTTTGCAACTAGAACAGGTATGCGTAACAGTTACCATCAATGGATATCTCATATTGGTAAGAAAAACAATAAAGAAACAAAAGTAATTACTACCACTGGAAGTAAAGAACACAAACAAAAAGATGTAGCAAAAGAATTAGATAAATTTATTTTGGAATACAAAACAAAAAAGCGTGACACTAACCAAGAAAAAGTAAAAAATATTATTGATACAATCACTTGTAAATATGTTCACGAACAAGAAATTTTTATTGCAAATGATTTAACTGTCTGGCCTTGTTGTTTTTTATGGGATAGTGTTTTTAAAAATTCTGAAAAAATTGTAGACAAATTAAACTATTTTAACGATGGATGGAATAGTTTGCAAAAACATAGTTTAGATGACATTTTAAATCATGAATGGTATAAAAAACTTTTGGAAGCTAGTTGGACACCTGGGCATCCTTTACATTTGACTAGATGTATAAAAACTTGTGCAAAAAACAAAGCATATCACAATGAGCTATACTATGTTGAAACCAACGAAACAAGGAAATGATCATATAATCATAAAGTATGTATATAATTAGGTAAGTACAGTATGAGTAAAGTAAGCGATACCTTTTGCATCCTTCCTTGGGTGCATCTAAGCACAAGACCCGACGGTAGTATGAGAGTTTGCTGTACAGCAAATGCATCAAGTGTTGGACCAACCAACGACAAAGAACACGGCGGACAAGTTGGCATATTAAAAACAGATGATGGTAAACCAAATAATTTGAATGTTACAGATTTTCAAACTGCTTGGAACAGCAAGTATATGAAAAATGTACGTAAACAAATGATGAATGGAGAAATGCCTCCTAGTTGTTTAAAATGTTACAAAGAAGAAGCTGCTGGGCACAATAGTAAACGTATGTGGGAAACTGCATATTGGAGTCAGCGTGTAAATGTAGATGACTTAATTGCTAATACAACAGAGGACGGGGAAGTACCTCCACAGCTTGCATATATTGATTTGCGTTTTGGTACAAAATGTCAACTTGCTTGTGTAATGTGTTCACCCCATGATAGTTCGGGTTGGATCAAAGACTACAAAAAGATTTTTCCAGCAGTTCAAAATGAATCGTTAAAAGAAACAATGCAATGGCAAGACAAAGGTAGCACAAACGGTAGTAGTTATAATTGGCATAAGCAAAATCCTGTATTTTGGAAACAGTTTTATGAACAAATGCCAAATATGCAGCAAATTTATTTTGCAGGTGGCGAAAGTCTTATTATTGAGGAGCATTATGAAATACTTGAAGAAGCAATACGACAAGGTATTGCAAAAGATCTTGAACTACGTTATAACTCAAATGGAGTTGAATGGAGAGAGGATTTATTTGATCTATGGAAAGAATTTAAATTAGTACGATTCCATTATAGTGTAGATAGCATACACGAAATGAATGATTATATACGTTATCCAAGTAAGTGGCAACGTACAGAAGAAGTATTTCATATATTAGATAATGAAACTAGTAACAATGTAGAAATTACAATTGCTTGTGCAGTACAAGCCTTAAACATTTATTACTTGCCAGATTTTATAAAATGGAAATTAACGCAAAAGTTTAAAAAAATTAATATGTGGCCATTTGGTGCAGGTGGTATTAATTATCACTTTGTATACCATCCTCCACACCTTAATGTAAAAGTATTGCCCGAATGGTTTAAAGCAGAAGTGCGTAAAAAGTATGAGGAATTTTATCCTTGGTGGGAAGAAAATTGGGAACTAGGTGTACCTAGTTGGCATAAGGGTAAAGTAACTTATGATCAATGGAAAGTTGCTCCTTATGGATTAAAAAGATTAGAAGGAATGCTAAGTTTTATGGAAAGTGAAGACTGGAGTAGACGTTTGCCAGAAATGCAAGAGTTTTTACAAAGATGTGATGCACAACGTGGTAACAGCTTTGCAGAAGTATTTCCTAAAATGCAGGACATATTTGATGGACGATAAACACTATCTTGACTATTTAGAACAAGGATATAAAAACAAAAAATTTATAGACACTTATGAATTACTGTTTAGACCATATCCTGAGTTACATAGAATAAATGGATTACCTGTGCATTTTGATCCCAATGCAAAAAACTTACTGGTTAGTTTAAGTGGTGGTGCAGATAGTAGTATCCTAACTTATATGCTTTGTGATTACATAGAAAAAAACAATTACAATAACAAAATTTACTGTATGACACTTGTACGTTTTTGGAAAGAAAAGCCTTGGCTTTCACCAATGGCAGAAGATGTGTATAATTATTTAAAGGCACGTTTTCCAAATATTATACAAGAACAAGTGTGGGGCTTTTTACCTCCAGAGTTTGAAGATGTACCGCTTACACGTTTAGGCAAAGAACACTTGTTTACAAAACTACCAAGGGAAGCAAACTGTGATGTGTTATGTACATTAGATTTCCAAGAATACGTAATGCACAGATACAATATTGATCTAATATACACTGGTATCACTATGAATCCGCCGTTTGCTACTGAAGATGAACCCACGTTCCGTAACGAAGAATACATGAAAGACAACTGGGATTGGGTTATTAGCGGACCTGCTATTAATCCATTTGGTTTACTACGAAAAAACTTTACAATGGCACAGTATCATAATTACAATCAATGGGATTTGTTAAAACTTACTAGAAGTTGCGAAGGCGATGTAAGAGAGTTTGGCGAAGAATATAGACGCAATAGACAATATCCACCAGAGTGCGGACACTGTTTTTTCTGTCAAGAAAAGCAATGGGGCTTGGATAATTGCAATGGCTTCTTATTGGAGAATATATGAGCTTACCTTGTTACTATACAATAGGTGGATTAAACTTTAAAAACGGCTTTGTAACAAGTTGTCCGCAGCAGCACGAAAAAATGCAAATTTTAGATGATGCTTGGTTGCCCAGCGAGTTCTATAACAACGAACTATTCCGCAAACATAGACTGGAAATGATGCGTGGTGAGTGGAGCGTAGGCTGTGATATGTGCGAACACGTTGAAAGAGATCGAGCTGGCAAAAGTATGCGCCAAGAACAGGAAGCAGATCTCAAATATTACAATCCAGAAACAGGTGAAGTAGATTTTGCAGGCCTCAAAACAGTAGAAATACGTTTTAGTCACAGTTGTAACATGGCTTGTTTGCATTGCAGTCAAGTGTTTAGTAGTGGTTGGATGAAGAAACTCAAAGGATATGAACCTGATGATGATGATTACAAACACCAATTACATCAACTTACCGGACGTATGCACAGATCATCTGTTGATGATGATTTTACAATGCAAATCAGCACCAAACGTGCATTAGAAATAGCCGAAGATTTAAACAAAAACTTTCCTAACTTGGAACGAATTGATTTTGCAGGCGGCGAAGTGCTGTATCAAAAGCAATTTTTGCCCACACTAGAAAAACTTAGTGAACACCCAAATGCTGAAAACATAAAAATTATATTCCACAGCAATTTTAATGCAGATTTTGATCCAGAAGCCCTAAGTTTTCTCTTGAAAAAATTTGGATATTGTAATATAATGATAAGTGTAGATGCAGGACCTCGACTGTATCCATACTTTAGACAAGGAGATTGGAACAAGTTAAAAGAAAACATAGAAAAATTCAAAGCAGTTGATAATAAGCACAGTCATATAAACTTGGTATGTACTACAAGTGTATATCAGTTGATGGAATTTGAAGATGTTATGCGTGGGTTTTTGTCGCTTGAATTAGATTATATAAATTGCAGCATTGTTTATACACCTGCGTATTTAAATCCTAGTGTAATGATGTTAAAATACAGAGGACCGACACTTAATGAAATTGAGAATGCAAGGAATGCAGTAATTAAATTAGATAAAGAACGTAGAAGAAACATACTTACAACCAAAGAAATGTATAATTATGTTTGGGATGAAGAAATAAAATACGGATGGTGGACGGATATTACCAGTGCATTGCAAGCCATTGAGCAAGTGCGTGAATATGTTATGAAACACCAAGCCACAAATAAAGATTATCAAGCCCTGTTAAAATATATTCCTAAATCAGATTTATTGTGGAATCAAAACTTCAATGATCATATACAACGTTTTAAGTTCGTAGACGGAGAATTAGTTTATAATGTATGAAGTAAACAATAGCTTGTATAAAAATATTGCTGATAATGTTTTGTTACACACTGTGTCGCATTTGAGTATTCCTATAGACGGAAAATGGCAACGTATCGGTGTAAATCTCAGCGGTGGAGCAGATAGTGCATTACTTACATACTTGCTTTGCAGTATGATACAAAGATATAATTTGAATACTAAAGTCGATATTATCACATATCAACGTTGTTGGGAAACAAGACCTTGGCAAGGTTATATTTCTATGCAAGTTTTTGATAAACTAAATGACTTGTTTCCTTATATTATTGAAAACAGATATACAACCTACATTCCTCCAGAATTAGAACACGGAGTCATTGGTCCTGTAATAGACGGACGCAGCGGAGACCAAATTATTGTTGGTAGTTTTAATAAATTTGCTGCTTGGGAATACAACTTGGATGCAGTGTACAATGCAACTAGTAAAAATCCTGATGATTTGCGTGAAGATCGTATGACCAACAGAGACAAAGATGCAGAAGATGGACAATTAACTGATTTATGGTTTTACAGCGGCAAGGTAAATGCAACATTTGTGCATCCTTTTAGATTTGTAAAAAAAGATTGGATTGTAGCACAGTATTATATACACAATATATTAGATTTATATAAGATTACACGCAGTTGCGAAGGTGATATAAATCATCACGACATTGTAAAAGACGCTTGTGGGCATTTTAAAGATTACAAAGTAGGTATGTACATACCGGAATGCAAACAATGCTGGTGGTGCGAAGAACGTGAATGGGCAAATAAACGTGTAGGTAGTGTAATAAGGGAAATAAATGATTATAACAGGTAATAAAGACTTTGGAGTAGCTGCTGCATTGGCAAAAATTTATCCTGATGCAGAATTCATCAGTAGAGAAACTGGATACGATTTCGGTAAAAAGTTAGATATGGAACGATGTGCAGAAGCAGTACTAGAACATGACGTTTTTGTTAATTGTAGTGCTTTGTTTAGGTTTAATCAAACCAGTTTGTTAGACATTGTTTACAAAAAATGTGTGTTAGTAAAGCATAACTGTCATATTATCAATATAGGTAGTACAACAGATAGAGTAAAAAAAGGCGGTGCTTGGCTGTACAATGCAGAAAAGAAGGCATTGCGAGATTATTCAAACACATTAGGGCTAACAGGTGTTTGGGCAAGTGGACCAAAAATCAGTTATATCAGTTTTGGCACACTAAGTAATAATCAACAAAAGCATCCTGATAGAAAATGTATGGATATTGATGCGGCTGCTGAATACATCAAATGGATTGTTGATACTCCTAAACATTTAAACATTAATGAATTAAGTATTGATCCAATGCAACCGGAATATTGGAATGGATAAACCACCAAAATATGCTTGTGTTATGCCATTTCATCATATGGCAATGCGTCCTGATGGACAAATATTTCCTTGCTGTGTGTTTGAACAAGATGAAGTTCCTAAAGATCTTAATGTAGCACATCCTGATCCATTTAATCACGAGTATATGAATTGGTTGCGACAAAAAATGCTCAATGACGAGTATGTTCACGGTTGTAAGAAATGTTACGAAGATGAAAAACACAGTGCAAGGAGTATGAGATTAGATTTAATTTCTCCTTGGACAAGTGATTTTGGTTTACCTTCGGTAGAAGAAGGTAGAGGAAAAATTAAAAAATTGACAAACATTGATTTAGCACTATCTAATGTTTGTAATAACAAATGTAGAATGTGTATTCCGCAATTAAGTACACATTGGTATAGTGATGCAAAGAAATTAGGAATTGAAATACCACGTGGTGTTATTACAGATAACACTATCGTTGACGAATATGATCTGAGTGATTTACGTTTCATCAAAGTATTAGGCGGTGAGCCCATGATGGAGCAAGAAAAGTTGATAAAAGTTCTTAATAAATGCACTATTGAAAATATCACTATTTTATTAGTTACAAATGCATCAATTGTTCCTAATGAAAAACTATTACAATTACTTAAAAACTGTAAAAAAGTAAACATTGATTTAAGTATTGATAGTTATGGTAGATTGAATGATTTTTTACGTAAGGATAGTGATTGGGAAAATGTATATAATAACATTCAATGGTACAAAAAACATTTTGACAATATAAATGTTCATAGTGCAATAAGTATTTACAATATAAACAAAATACACGAAATTATTGATTTTTGTATAGAAGAAAAACTATGGCATGAATGCGTAGTTGTTGACGGTCCGGAATGGATGCGGTCACGCCATTTACCAGAATCGTTAAAATCTTGGATTTTAAATTACATAGAAGAAAAGCAAAGTAAATATCCTGTTCAATATAGAAAAATATTTAAACTGTTAATTAATGAAATGCAAACACCAGGAGATTTTGGGCTATTTGTGCGCAACGATAGTCAGCTTAATAAGATTAGAAACGAACATTGGATGGATAAAAATCAAGAATTATGGGAAAAACTTGAACCATTGATTACCCCGGAGTTATTTTAATGACAGAAACATTTTGTCCTATACCTTGGATATTCCAAGCAGCAAGAAGCAATGGAGATATTAGAATATGTTGTCAGGCCAACATAACAAAAAATCAAGGCGTAATACGAAAAGAAGATGGTACTGCTTATAATGTTGGCATAGATGATCTAAATGAAGCACGTAATGCCGAACTTATGAAAAATGTTAGACTTAATATGTTGAATGGTGTATGGAGCGATGAATGCGGACGTTGTAAAAACGAAGAACTTAACGGATTAAACAGTAGACGCAAATACGAAGAAAAAAACTGGCCTAATTTTACGTTTGATATAGCAAAAAGTATAACTAATGAAGATGGCACTATCGATACTGATGAAAATCCTGTTCAATATTACGATTTGCGTTTTGGAAACTTCTGTAATTTAAAATGTCGTATGTGTGGTCCTACCGATAGTGACACTTGGTATGAAGATTGGGAAAAGCTAACTGGTAAAACAACATATAAAGAAACCAGTGGCGAGGTGCAAATATACCGTAAAGGCAATAAACTAGTATCCGATGCGTATAATTGGGTTCACAACGAAAGTTTTTGGCAACAATTATATAAAAATGTTGAAAACATTGAGCACGTATACTTTGCCGGCGGAGAGCCTATGTTGATTGATAGACATTATGATTTTCTAGAACATTGTATTGAAACAGATAACGCTAAAAATATTATTGTGGAATATAATACAAATATGAGCACATTGCCTCCAAGAGTAATTGATATGTGGAAGCAATTTAAACAAGTTAGAGTAGGTGCTAGTATAGATGGAATGGGTAAAGTATTGGAATATCAACGAAATCCGGCCAAATGGAGCAAGTTATTAAAAAATTTATATAGTTTAGATGCATCATCTCCGAATATTATTGCTTGGTTAGCATTTACAGTAACAGCATACAATGTAAACCATATGGTAGATTTTATGAAATGGAAACTTACAGAAAGTAATTTCAAAAAACTGAACTGTTTTAAAAGTAAACCTATTATCACTTTCCATATGGCACATCATCCTAAACACTTAAATATCCGTGTGCTACCAGATGAACTGAAAAACAAAGTTACAGAAAATTTTGACGGATTTATTGATTGGATCGAAACTTCAGATTTTCCTGAAAACACTAAAAATAAAGCAAAAGATATACGCAACAGCGTAATAAGTTATATGTCAAGCGAAAGCTATCATAATGAGCATTGGGATTATTTTAAACAGTATACCGATACTTTAGATAAAATTAGAGCTGAAAGTTTACTTGATGTGGAACCTATATTTAAGGATTATATTTAATGAGTTTTGATACAGTTGATTTATTAACAGGCAAAGTTTTCCAAGTTACTTGGGATTTAGGCAGACGTTGCAATTACGATTGTAGTTATTGTCCTGCACATAGGCACGATAACTTTAGTCCTCACGCTAGTTTAGATGAACTTAAAAGTGCTGTAGATTTCTTATTTGAATATATTGACACTTATATGGAAAAACGTACTTATAAACACACAAGTATAAGTTTTACAGGCGGCGAACCCACTGTAAATCCAAATTTTATTCCTTTTGTAAAATATTTAAAAGAAGAATACGAAGCTAAGTATCAAGATAAATGGGCTTGTGGTTTTGCACTTACAAGTAATGGTGCAATGAGCGCAAAAATGGCTGATGCAGTAATGGAAAATTTAGGACACATTACAGTTAGCTATCACGCAGAAAGTGATAACAAACTTAAACAACAAGTACGTGATAGAATAAAACAATTTCATGATGCAGATTTTAGTATTAGTTGTAATGTAATGTTTCACGCTGCGTATTTTGACGAATGTAAAGATTTGTGTTATTATCTACACGATTTAGGTGTAAAATACGTTCCAAGAATTATTGGTGAAGAGCCAGACAGTAAAAGTAACTTTGCGCATATGTACACTGATGAACAATTAGATTATATGAAAAATTATTGGACATATAAAAATGCAGAATTAAATGAAACAAAAGAAGAAGCTGCTGTTCTAAGTGCTGCTGGAGAAAAAACCAGTGAAAAGAAAAAACTAGGTATGACAATCGGACGTCCTTGTTGCGGAAGTAGAGAAATGTGCTTGAGTTTGAACGGCGAAAGTCGTAAAAGCACCTTTGTTGATCTAAGAGAATTCAAAGGATGGCATTGTAGTGTAAATTATTTCTTTTTACATCTTGAACAACAAACAGATAGTGTTTATCACCACCAAACTTGCCAGGCCCGCTTTGATCAAACTAGAGGTCCTATTGGTAAAATTAGTGATGGCGATAAAATTTTAGCAGATCTAAAAGAAAAAATGAACAACAACACTTTGCCTACAATTATATGTCCCAAACACACTTGTGGTTGTGGTTTGTGCGCACCAAAAAGTAAGTATGAAGAAAACTACAATAAGGTAATGGAAGGTCATTTGGAATAAATGCAAGCGATAGACCCTTACAATGTTTTCGAAATTCAAGTAGATGTAACAAGTTATTGTAATAGTTTTTGCGGCGCCTGTATTAGAAACGTACAAGGAGGCCCTGTAAGTCCTTTTGTTAAGTTACAACACATAGATGAAAAAGTTTGGCAAAAAATTTGTGATTTTGCAGCGGAAACAAATACTGCAAAGATTAGCTTTAATGGAAACTTTGGCGACATATCTAGTCATCCAAAATTTATACAAATGTTAGAATATTTGTATTCTGTGGCAGGAGAAAAAGTTAGATTAAACATTCATACCAACGGCGGCGCAAGGTTTGAAAATTTTTGGCGTAATTTAGCAATTGTCACACAAAAGATTCCTGCTTCTGTAGTAACATTTAGTGTTGATGGATTAGAAGATACTAATCACATATACAGACGTGGTGTAAATTTTGACGCTGTTATGAAAAATGCAAAGGCATATATAGACGCTGGTGGACTCGCACGTTGGAGAATGATTGTTTTTGATCATAATATACATCAAATTGAAGAGGCAAGTGCTAGAGCAAAAAAAATGGGCTTCATTGAATTTGTATTGAACAGAAGTTTTGACACTTACATACCTGTAATGGAGTATAAAGGTATGCCAGCAGGAGAAATTACTGCTCCTAAATCTTTGAAAGTTGATAGACTACGAAAAAGTGTTGAATGGTTTGATGATTCTATACCATTAATTGAAGTTGTAACAGCAGAACAAATGAAAAGAAAAAGTCCTTGTCCTTGGACACGCTTATCACGTATACAAATTAACCAAATGGGAGAAGTCTGGCCTTGTTGTTATTTTAGTATGCACACAGGAAGACCAGATGATCGCAGAAGATTTGGCTGGTTAGATGAAAAAATAGAACTTTATGGTGAAAACTTTAATAATTTAAATCATCATAGTATGCTAGAAGTATTAAGTAATACCTTTTTTCAAAAAGACTTACCAAGAAACTTTAAGAGAAGATTATTACCATTGTGTTCGGAAAAATGTGGAATATAAAATGAAAATAGTGTGTGTAGGATGTAGTTATACAGATGGGTTTTGTACTGGTATTCGTACTCATAAAGAAACTTATCCTTATCAATTGCAGCAACTAATACCTAATTCAAAAGTGTTTAATTTAGGAATAGGAGGAGGTAGTAATTTCCTTGCTTATCGACTTATGGAAAGAGCAATTTATAAAATTAAACCAGACATTATAATTAGACAAATTACAACTCCTTATAGACATCATTATGTAAACCCTAACATAGAATTTGAAAATAATTTGCTTAATTGGATGATAGGAATTGATGTAAGATATTATGCAATGCATAGAAAGTATTATAATCCTCATTTGTGCATATTTACAAGCACAACAAATGGCCTACAAAGCAAATTATATAATGAAAGAACAAAACAAAAATTACATACGTCATATTATAAACATACACACCATGAAGTAATGGAACAATATGATAGAGCATTTCTTATGGCGGGAGATGTAATACTTGATAACATAGGAATTGATAATATTACGTTTTCTTGGTTCAATAAAAATAAACATAATAATTGTACAAGTATAGAAGAAACTCTTGGATTTCCAGATACTTTTGTTTTAGACAAAGGTATGCATATGAATGGCAAAGGAAATAAGTTAGTTGCAAAACTTGTTTTTGATATGATTGCTGAAAAGTATCCAGGATACAATTTAGGAAAATGGCGTGAATAATTATATTAAAGATTACAATAACATTTTAGTAAATTGTAGTGGTGGCGCAGATAGTTCGCTTATGCTATTTGAATTGGTAAAAACTTGTGTTGATAATTCATATAAAAAGGATATACACGTTCTCACTCTTTCGCATTCTTTGAAACAAAATTGGAATAGTGCTGTTGCTGCTAATGTTGTTCGATTTATAAGTAATTATTTTAACAATAATCTAATAGTAAAACATCATATCCATTATGTACCAGCACCACAAAAAGATTTTTTTGATAAAGCTCAAACAGAAATTTATAAAAAATACAATATTGATTTACAAATGAATGCAGTTAGTATGGCTCCGGTCAAAGACGCCGTAGTTGTAATTGATAATAAAACTATAGATATTGTTGAAACCTGTCCTGTACCTGATCGAAAAGAAGGAAAACGTTTATTCTTTGATTTTATCCAACCCGCACTTTATTTGCCCTACGGAAAATTAACTAAAGATAAACTTGCTGAAAAATACAAAAAATATGGTATTTTAGATAGTCTTTTTCCAATTACAAGAAGTTGCGAAGGATGGAAGGATGTGACCGAGGATTTTACAAAACCTTGTAAAGATTGTTGGTGGTGCCATGAAAGGTATTGGGCGTTTGGAAAATTTTAATAGAGTAATATTATTTGGAACAAGCCATACAGTTCCTAGATGGAATACAATGGGAACATTTGTAACTGATAATTATGATGTAGAATTTAGTAATTATGGGATATATGCACTAGGTATAGAAAGTTATTTTTCTCGTATGCACGGTATAATGAATAAACATAAAAAAGAAAAATGTTTAATATTTGCTGAAATACCTACTATAGGAAGATATCAAGATTATTATAGAAAGAATTTGTTAGAATATAAAGAATGGGACATGGTAGACGGTTTGCCAGGGTTTTGGAGTGATCAAAGTATTTTAGGAACAGAAGATCGCGGTGTATGGGAAAAATATATTTGTTACTATGGCATCAGTAAATTATGGAACGGCGAAGATTTAGAAATAGATAAAAAAACAATAAAAAGTATACTTCGTGTTAAAACAATGTCTGACAGAAGAATGGAAGCCGAAGAACAAATTTCTAAACTTTTAGCAATAAATGCATTAATAAAAATGTTTGGACATCAAGTAATATGGTTCAGTGTAGATAATGATATAATATATGAAACTAGAGTGCAAAGAGAATTTTCTTTACACAATTTTAAAACAATAGGTAATTTTACGCTTGATCATAAAGTTTGTGAGCTTTATAATTTCAAACCCGACGATGAAAATATTAGAAAAAATGTTTTCATTTATCCCGATGGATATCATTTACATCAAAAAGTTTGGACAAAATTAATCAAAAAATACTTTGAATCATATTTTAACCAATTAATTAATTAGGTTTACTGTTACATTTTTGAAATGAGGTTCGATCTCGTTAATAATGTTATCACGTTTTACAACATCTGTCCATTTATATTTTACATTAGGTATACCTATGCCTAGCATTAGTTCAGGAAGATCAGTTTCTTTTAAATCAACTCCTTTACTAATGAGTAAATCTCTTACCCTTGTTCCTAAATAACATTGGCAAAATCCTGTTCGTAATCCCATTTGATTGGCAGCTAATGATACAGCACCTGAGCTTATTCCTATTGCATAATGTAATTTGGCACCTGCTAGATCTAAATCAATTGAATTTTTTGAATCGTATTCTGTGTTTATACAATATACAAAGACAACGTTAGCATCAATTTGAGAATTACGATTCTTTGGAGTTCCGTCTTCTGATATAGATAATTGGTATAAACTATGGTTTAAATCTCTGTTAGTTGATACTATTAATCTATAAAGTTCCAAATTTTGTTTAGTAGGCATATTGGTTGCAACGTGAATTAGACTATCTACAGTAGTGCTTGGAATTTGTTTTCCGAAAAACCAATTACGTTGACAGTGATTTGCATTTTTACTTGCATTGACTATTTTGTGCCAAGCAGAATCTGCAGATATACCATGCTCTACAATGTGTATTAATTTATCGATACTACGTTTTACTTTTGAAAATGTTTCTTCGTTTTTACGTTTTGAATACTCGTTTAATAAAAATTTGTACGTTGCTATTTCTACTTCATAAGTTTCTACCATTCGTATATCATCTTGCCAAAACATATTACCTATTCTTGTAATATGATCGGTGGTATCGTTTATGCAGTCTTTCTCAATAGCATTGCATATATACTCTAAATCTCTATAACACTTTTCATATTCATTTGTACGATCTGGATAATTTTCTTTCATCCAGATTATAGCATTATCAATAATTTGTCTCATACAAATATTTATAATAAATATTGTTTGTGATGCAAGAAATTAAAATAGCTGATTTATACATACCATTTTGCGAAAACAAAGACATTTCTCTTTTGTGCTCAGGCGGCGCAGATAGTTCGTTATTATTGTACATTTTGATGAAACATAAAAAACAAGGTACAATACACATACATACACTTGCAAACAATGAAAGAAGTAGAATCACAGCTATTACGTCTACTAATGTTATTGAAAAATGTATCCAACTTACAGGATATTGGAATGTAAAACATTACATAAGTTATGCAGAAGTGCAAGACAGTCCTGCATTTTGTAACTATGTAGCAGGGCAAGAAACCTCTAAAAATTCTGCATATTTGTACACAGCACTCACAGCTAATCCTCCTAAAGATATAGCTGACAGTTTTTGTGGACCGAGTTGGAATACCGAACAAATTACACGTAATCCAAATTTAGAACGTCCCATCTTTATTGCTGATACTTTTTGTACGCCTTTTACCAACAGTGATAAAAAAGTCATAAAATCTTTGTATGATCATTATGGATTAACTTACGAATTGTTTCCTCTTACAAGAAGTTGCGAAGTTGAACATAGAATAGGGTTTTTAGGACACTGTGATGCTTGTTGGTGGTGTAAAGAACGTAAATGGGCGTTTGGCTCTTTATAATTTAATTGACAAATATATAGGAATAGAGTATAATAAAATATGACTGAAGATTTAAAATGGAGTAACTATGACTTCACTAAGATACCGTTTGATGACATCGTTAGCGTTGGTCAGCGTACTTTATTGTATCGTGACATATTCACAGTATCTTGGTTACTTGGAAGATTCTGTAACTACCGATGCAGTTATTGTTGGCCTTATGCCCGTAGCGATCGTAAAGACCATAGACCTACAGAACTCTGTCTTCATACAATCGATGAGATAAAAAGGCAAGCACGTGAGAATAGATTTAATAGTTTCCATTTTAGCCTTAGCGGTGGGGAACCTACTTTCCATCCTGGTTACTTGGATATTTTGGAGCATCTTGCCAACGATGTTGATAACACTAACTATACTAGTGTCCATATGACATCAAACTGTTCACGCCCTATGAAATGGTTTGAACAGTATGTAGAATGTGTAAAGCCATTCCATAGAGCAAGTATAACAGCAAGTCTGCACACAGAACATTTAGATACAAAGGAGAAGATGCAGGACTTTGCAGACAAGTTAATCCTGTGTCAAGAACATGATGTACAGATTACCATTAATATGGTTATGGTACCTGAGTGGTTCGAGAGAGACTGGGAAAACGCACTCTTCTTCCACGAACAAGGAATCAACGTTACCCTCAAACCACAGTCCGATCCTACTGCGTCAAGAGTGGTTGACGGATACAAAGAAGAAGACCTCAAACGACTCTGGAACGGAATGCCACAAAGGGCCTACACAGAAGTAAAACGAAAATGGTCAGGACGTCCTAGTCCTAAGTTTGAGATACCTGCTGATGCATATCATAAACCAGATGCAAGTGTGCCTTGGCATTTTCAAGTTGAATTTAGAGACAAAGATGGGAAAGCATGGTATATGGATCAAGCAGAAAGATTTAATGCATTTAATTTTAACAAGTTCAAAGGTTGGAGTTGTAATGCTGGCTATCAAGGAATTATAATTAGAGAACCTGATGGAAGTATTAAACGTTCGTACAGTTGTCACGATGTTCCACTAGGCAATATAGAAACAGGATTTAAACTCTTTGATTCTGCTATGCCATGTATAACAGATAGTTGTGTAAGTAGTGCTGATAGTAAAATACCAAAAAGAAAATTATAACATTTGCCAAAATTCATGTGTCTGACGATTAGGATCACTTTCCCAACCTAAGACTTGTTTTACATATTCATCTTCTAATTTTAGATCCGTGCTGTGTTCTAATTTATGTATTTTATTTACAATGTCTCTATCTTCAACATCACCTACTAGTTGTCCACCAGTGCCATAAACACTATTAGTTCCTAACCCAAATTCTTCAGCCCATTTTATCAAATCTTTACGTCTTGCGTTTCGGATTTTCATATTGTTTATTTCTTTTCCGTTAGTTACTACCCAATCTCCGTTATCATCTACATAGTATTCAAACATATTTTCATAAAACACAGGAGAACCAGGAAATACTAACATTGTAGTCCCAACTTCGATTTGTTTGATAGGATTACCTGCAAATTGTCTGTTATTTTTCATCCATTCATAATTTTCTTTATGATGTTTTTCTAGTTCGCCAGGATAACCCACAATCATTAAGAGTACTAAATTTATTTTATATTTTTTGTAATGTTCTAAATTTTCATGCATTATTTTGTTAGAGAATTTTTTACGCATATGATCACGCACTTCTTGGCTAAAACTTTCAACTCCAATAATCATGCTATGCCATCTTGCTTTTCGCATTTTTTTAAATATACGTTCAGGCATTCTTTTAAATATTGCAAGTCCTTGCATTCCTTTAAATGGCGAACCCGCAGCAATAATTAGATCAAGTAACTCTTCAAATTGTTTTGTGTTACCATTTACTAAGCTATCATAAAAGAAAAACCTATCAATACTATAAGTATCTTTGTAGTGCATCATTTCGTCAAATATGTTTTGTGCGCTACGCCAACGAAATTTAGGCCAATATGCTTCTACATCACAAAATGTGCATTTTCTAACACAACCTCTACTACCAATAATTGCTAGTTCGTTACGCTTTTTATATTTTACATCTCTTACTTGATCACCTACAGGAGAACCTCCTGTGTATTGTGTTATATCTAAACCTGTATAGTCTGGAATTTCTAGATTATCTAAATTGTCAATTTGTTTTGTTTCTATAATACCAGGTTTGTATTTTCCTTTAACAATATTAGGTAATACTTCCTCACCTTCACTCAAAACTACAAAATCTGCAAGATCCATTTCTAAAATATGTTTGCCATATTGTGTCATAGGAGCACCACCTACAATAATAATTTTTTTAGGATCTAATTTTCTAACTGCTGTGGCAAGTTTTTTAAATGTAGGCAAACTTCTATGACTAAAACAACTAATACCAATATGTGTATGATCTGTAGCAACAATTTCTTTTGCCCAAGAATGTATCTCATTGTCATACATTTCTTCACAAAACTTATTAAATTCTTCGCCTTTGAATAATGTTTGATTTGTCTCGAGCCAAATACTGTGCCATTTGTCTGTATAAATTGTTTTTTGCCATAAGTCAAAATTAAAATCACGTATTTGTACATTCACTCCGTGTTTTTTACAAGCCCCTTGTAAAAAACCAAGACTCAAAGGCGGCACATTTACGCTGTGCTTTGGTATTACACACAAAAATAGACTCATACGTTATCCCAAATCATTTTATCATTACACATTTTAAAAAGTATTCCTGTACGTGTATTTAATAAACTTCCGTGTTCGCCTACGTGTTCAACAGCAACATTTACAAAGTAAGCTCTCCCTGGTTTGAACATATATTCAACACGTTTTTCAAACGTCATTTTCATTTCGGCAAATGGAATTATAATTCTAAATCCTTGTGTTGTATAATCTTCGTGATCTTTATGAGATTTTGTTTTCCATCCTTTATGAGTCGTAATATAATTTACCCTGCATACATCATCAAACTTATCTAACAAATCTCTAGTAGCAGAACCCACTGACTCTTTTAATTCTAAACTTCCTGGTTTGTTTAAACTTACACCTTGATATACACTACTTCGAAATCCTAAGTACGTCATTAAAATAATGTTTATACTTGGACTTATTACAAAATCATTTAGGCGTTTTAGCATATAATTGTCTTTTTTATCAAAATCATCAAATTCTTTTTGTAGAACATCTACATCTACAGATAATCCTAAATCTACAACATAAGGATATTTTTCTGGTTGTGTAGGATATTTTGCTTTTACAGGTAAAGTTTCCTCATTTTTCATTTCAAGAAGATATGGATCGTATTTTTTAAATAGTTTTTCAAAATCTATACTAAAAATATGTTGATCTACACCATTAAGACTTTTTATACCTTTGTAATCAAATTCTTGATGCAAGATATTTCCTGCTACATCGGCATAGCCTTTGTGTTTTAACGCCCGCACTTGTGCAGACATTTTTCTGTTATACTCATACACAGTTAATATTAATTCTTTTTTACCTAGCTCGCAAGCTCTTATGCATTGATGTGTTAAAAACCCAAATTCTTTGAAATTTAAACTTCTAAATTTTGACCTTTTAGATTTAAGTGTATATGTTAAATATCCACCTCTATATGTATCATTATCAATTTCGTATGCAGCACTAATTGCAACATTAGGCATTAACCATACTTTATCTATTTTTTCATCGTTCCATTTTACATTAGATGCTTTAAATGCATTTTGATATTCTTCTTCGCTTAGTTTATTGTCTGTTATTCTTTTTAATTTGTTTAAGCCATAATTCATATAACTTAAAGGCAAATTTAAATCTTCTTCAAATATTTTTTCTCTAAATTTAGTAATTTTAGGATCATCTTTATCTAACATAATTATCATTTTAAAGATTCCTTTTTCATCAAAAACTTTTCAATAATCCAACCATCTAAGTCCCATTCCCACCATTTGACTTTTGTAGTATAACTGCCAGGATTAGCATGATGATTGTTATGCCATCCGCTTCCACCAAAAGTTGCATAAAGATTTACCCACCAATTATTTGTGCTTTTATCTTTTGTTTCAAAATTCCTGTATCCAAATTTATGACATAGTATGTTTATTGCTGCACCACTTAAAAGTCCTGTTGCTCCTGGAATAGCAAATAGATAAATTGCAATACGTGGATCTATAATAAATGCAACTATTAATGTTAAATACCAAATTGTAAAATACCAATCACGCAAAAATTTATGAAATGGATTTCGTAGCAAATCTCTAACTACACTAGGATTTACTGGAACTTTATCATTTAACCAAAAAAATGTTTTCCAAGTTTCTGAAGCAGGATGAGGATCACCTTCCCTATCACTGTTTTTATGATGTACTCTATGATTAGCCGTCCAAGTTAAACTAGGACCAAAACCACCATATACTCCTAAGAATGTTAAAATGTTTTCTACTGTTCTGCTTGTAGTAAAACTTCTATGCGATAGTAATCTATGATAACCAATTTCTAAACCTAAATTAGCAAATATATATTTTCCAAACACAGATAACAGCAGCCATATAGGATCCCAATAAAATATCAAACCAATAATGCTTGTTATATAAAGCACTGATTGTAAAAATAATAGTTTTTGATGAAAAGTTTTTAACATTTTTTAACCTTCTAGATATAAATCTACTTCTTCTGATCCTTGGATATGCAATGCATAACTATTTGATTGTTTTGCTTTTAAAATTTGTTCTTTTAATGTGTTTTTCAATTGTCTTTTTACGTTTGCATCTTTATATTGTATATAGTTTGTAGGATGAAATATATCGCTTTGATAAATCGATACCTGTTCTCTATGTTCGGTATATCCATTAACATCGCAGAATTTTTTTGCAACATATGTTGTTAGCATAGGTCCATTACCATAATCTACATAACTAAATCTTTTATCTACAGGCAAATCTAATTGTTCTAAAAAAGCATCTAACATTTCATTTATAAATTGTCCGCCTGGTTCACTGCCTATTAAATTATTACAAAGATATATGTCTGTATTGTAAAAATTATAAACATTTACAAAGTTCTTTACGCAATCTCTCAAACTCAAACCTGTTGGTGTTTTTTTTAGTTTTTTGTTCTCCGGTATATGCGGAAATTGATAGGTGCAAAAAGCAGGAGTATTCAAAAAATTTTTTATATCTTTTAAAAACATAACATCTAAATCTGCATACACTCCTCCATATTTTTTTAAAATACATAACCTAATATAATCTGAAATCATAGTTGGACCATAGTGTTTCTTTAAATACCTATAAGTTTTGTCGTTTTTAAATTCTGATTCGATGTTTTCGTCACGCCAATTAATAATTCTAAAGTTTGGCATAGCATCACGCCAACTTAATGTAAAATTAAAAGTAGGTATTTTTTCACCTATCCAGACATTATGAAGAACATTAGGTATCATGTAAAATTCTATCTATTTCGTTAAACGATATGTTTGACTGCCAATTACAAGCTACTCTATAATGATTATCGGGGTAATCTGGTATAAGTTCATATGCTCCATGAAGTATTTTTGTATTCATAATATGAGGTGTTGACATATTATGCACTTCAGCAGGTTCAAACCAATTGCAATGTTGAATTGTATATTCTATACCACCTGGAGCAATCCTATCTACGTCATAAATTTTATCTTCTGGAGGATTATAAAATGCTGTGCCCGCTCCTTCACTATGTACAACAGGAAAAAATAAACTTCCTTCTTTATCATGGTTATGGGGATCACATTGATAAAGTTGCTTTGACGGATCATTATAAGATAAAAATAAAATACCTGGCGTTAAATCAAGTTTCATTCTGAAATCAAGTAAAAGAGGAAATTTATCGTAAATAATTTCTACAGTTTCTTCTGTAGATCCTGCATAATGCATATATTTGTACTTACCTTGAAAACGATTGTCATTTTGCACAAGATTCCATACACCTTTAATTGCTTCAAATACTTCGTGAATTATAGGATTATTAATTTCTTTTACATACATTATTAAAACCTTTTATTTATTGTAATATAATTATCATATTTCTTTTGCCAACCTGTAATTTTTTCTATTTCCGAAAAATATGTTTTCCAATTTTTATTCCAATCTTCATAATTTTTATAGAAAAAATTTTTTTTGTTTATATTATTATTTTTCCATTTGACCCAAGCGTAATAAATATCCTCTGTTTTCTTTTCTTCACTGTTAGGAAAATTATGAGATATCCAAAAATCTACTCTACGTTTTTTTATAGATTGACACCATGCATCAAAATTTTTACAGGTTACTATGTAAAATACATCTGGATCAAGTTCTAGCAATGAACCCAAAGGTCCGTGTATATTGTGATAATTAGGATTTTGTCCCAAAGGTGTTAAATGTTTCCAAAATGTTTGTTTGCGTGTTACCTCAAAGTTTTCTTTTACAGTAGCGTGTAACCAGTTTGTTCCAGTTCTTTGTAAACCAATCACATGATAATGTTTGTATTTCACATAAGAACCTTTTGACTATCTAAACTTATTATTAAATGATTGCGTGGAGTATTGCCTCCGTTTACTGCATAATGTTTGACCCCAGGATTAACCATCCAAACACTACCATCAGCAGGAATGTGCTCTTTATATTCTTTGCCATCTTTATCCCACCCGCCATTAAAACATTTATCATTAGTTTCTAATGCAATGTGTAGTCTTATTCCATAAAGTGTGTCATAGTCTATATGAGGCTTAACTTCACTATGTGGTGCTAAATTTGCAAATCGAGTTCTGTGCGACCCTGTAAACGTGTCTAAAACCTCACGCAAATACGAAGGCACATCGTCTTTAACTTTTCTATACCAGCGTTCATCTGCTTTAGGATCACGTTTTGCTACTCTTGTATCCCAAGCACTACCACTTAATTCTGTGCGTTGGCTAATATCATACGATTCGTCAAACTCAGTTAAACTTAATTGTTGATAACTAGACGTTTTCCAATCTAAATCACAAACACAATTAACTTCCTCTAGTTCTTCTTCTTTGAAAAACATTTTTGGAAGTTTTGTATGTGTTTCACACATATGAGCATAATCGCTACCTAGCCCGTCCCAAATCTTATCTGCTGCAAACTGATTTAGTTCTTCTTTGAGTCTTTTGATGTCAAATCTGTAATCAAGTCGTGCAATGACTGGTAATTCGTGGCGTCCTTTCCAGCTTGTAGACATTTTAACCTCCAATATACTTCTCCAACTTTATTTAATCCTTTAGACCACAGGTGTGGTTTTATTTCTGACGAATACTTTTTCAATAATCCATCCAATCAGGTCATATTTATGTAGTCTATATTTGTTAGGATAATCATGATGCACATCGTGGAAAGCATCACCAAATGTAATTAATGCCAACCAAATAACTGTTCTAGGTTTATAATCTTTGTGTGCCCAACTTAATACTAAGGTTCCAAAAAACAATGTTAGTGCTGCTGGAAACAATAATCCGTATATTAACAACATTGGATCTATAAATGTAAATACTAAAATTGTTGCATAGCAAATTGTTGTGTAATATTTGTGCTGCCATTTGTAAAAACGATCACGCATTAAATCTGTAGCATATCTACCTTCTACTTCGGCAAACGCAGTAAAAAATTGCACTCTCCAAAATCCTAAATGATCCGGACTGTGCGGATCTTTGTCTGTATCTGCAAATTTATGATGCTTTCTATGTATTGCTATCCAAGTAATGGCACTACCAGTGAAACTAAAAGTTGTAACAAAAGCAAGTATATATTCTAACCATTTAGGACAAGTAAAACTTCTGTGTGTTAACAATCGATGATATGTCATAATCATGCCTAATCCATTAAACACAAAGTACAAGAATACAGCAATTAGCCATTGCCACCAACTTGCAAAAATAATCATAGGTATGATTGATAGATATGATAAAATTTGTAATCCAAATATTTGGAATCTAATATTCATTGATAGTCCTATACAAATGTACTACATTTAATATAGCATACTTATCTGCCTCTGTCAAATTTATTTACTCTACTAATATTTAAACCAGTAATATTTAAATTAGTAATTGTAGCACTTCTTTTTGGGAAAGTTGTTTGGTTAATAGCAGCAGCATTTTGATACCCAACCTTAGCTGGTCCACCTTCTAAACTATTGTAATCACTCCAGTTGCTATCGGTGGCACTTGTTGATTCTGTGCCTATATAAAAATCGCTAGGATCTTGGTCGTCTAAATTTGCAAAATAACTTTTTACATCTGTGTATGTCCAATTACGATTTAGTCCTACAAGAGTTGAAATAAATCCTGCACCTACAGGACAGGCTGCACTAGTGCCACTAAAGGCGCAGTCTTCTGGAATTCCTGCACCACTACCACTGTTAGCTGTGAATCCAGGATATGTGTCAGGATATCTTCCTTCACTTGTGTAAGATTTATTTGCTGCTAAAATACCATCTGCTGCAAAATAAGCATCTATGCCTTCGCCTCTGTCGCTATAGTTTACTTTGCGTTCTAAGTTGCCTGTAGCATACTCGTCATCAAGAGCACCGATGTTTATAGTTTTGTATGTTTGCTCTCTTGCTGTAACTACAATTTCTCCACCCATACTTGCATGGTTCAAGCATCTATAATAATATGTTCCAGTGCTTGTAGGTGTCCAAGTTATTGTAGATCCACTATGAGCACCTTGCCCTGTTGCACCAGTTACTTGATCACTTGCACCTGTAGTTGCTGATGTCTTAATAAACATAGTATGGCTTGAATCCGCATCGTTTGTAAGTTCTATTGTATCACCGGCTCGCATTGTAATTGGACCGTTATTGTAATCGATAGCACCTGTTCTATCTGTGCCTACAATTCTATAGTATGCAGTGCCTCCAGGTGCAGTTGCATTGAATGCAAAGGTACTACCTTCGCCTAGTGTTAATCCACCTTGTTGTGGAAAACCTCGTCTGTTGGTTGTTCCTGTAACTTCGATACCAAATTCATCATATGATGAGTCTTCAATTGTTCTTGTTGATATATCACTTACATAATTGTCAAAATCTTGATGATCCCAGTTTACTTGTTTTTGATTACTGTTGCCAGCTGCACATACAAAAATTACACCAGAGTCGATTAATTCATCTAGTGCAGTTGTGTAAGAGTTTGTTTTCATTTCCGACTTCCAGCGTCCTGCATCCCCTGTAACACCCATATGAGAAATGAACAAAGGTTCGTCACTTATACCACCGTATTGAACAGGAGCATCTGTACGGAAATGATAGTACCCGCCTGTTGTACCTTTGCTTGAACGATACCCCCAACTGTTTGAACTTACAGTTGGATCTTGTGTTCCATATTTTGGATTTACAGGTTTTGTGTTATGAAAAATTTTCTGCATATCAAAACCTTGTTCAATGTCAGATCCGTTGCCACCATACAAGTTTAATACCCATTTATTAGCATTGTATGCCCACCCTTGTGTTCTACCGTATGTAAGCGCCATACAGGGCGTACAATGCTGCCCTACACTACTCTGTGCAGTGTTACTACCATTACAATAAGCCCTAGTGTAGCTGCTGTTTACTGACGATATAACACCTGCACTTGGATATGCAGCATTGAATGTTGCACTTCGGTTATCAGTGCTTGTCCACCATCCTCTTGCAAAACTTTCTACAGGAACAGTTGTGCCGTCCCAACGTGTTTCTAGACGGTTGCCAGCATCGGCATCAAAATAATCAGGATCTAAATAATATGGTGCATCTAGGACAATATCTAATACATCACAAGTTCCATTACCCGGTAATTTGTTTCCACCTGTATAACCATCAGGTGCACTACCACCTGTACAGTTGTTTTGAAATTCAGGGTGTCCTATCCATCCGCCACCGTCATCTGCAACTATCACATCTACATCAGCACCGTCGCCATATTGTGTAGGGTTTGCTGAATAGACATAATTGTCTGTTCTACTTTCATCCACCCAAGGATCTAATTTTTGTGCATGACGTGTTAAACTCCATGGTCCTCGATTATAATCGGTGCTATCGGGTGTACCAGGAAGAGTATCACTGTTTTCGTGTTCTCTATAAATTTTTACATTACCTGTATATCTTGTGAGTAATTCAGCACTTGTTGCTTGGATTTCATCTGGTGGTGCTTTATAATCATCTGGATATAGTGCATAATCGATGTTGATAAATTTTACTCTTGCATCATTTTTTAATACTGCTGCTTCTTCATCTGTGAGTAAAAATGTGCCTCTTGTAGGAGAATGTAATTTATCATCGTGACAAGTACATTCTCTATTAGGTATATTTTCTATACTATTTGTTGCCGAGCAAAGCAAGTAATGTAGACTTTCAAAATCTGATGCATTGTTCGCACCTAGTTGATAATATTTTTCAGTCATTCTAAATCCTTATACTATAGGAGAAGTATCAATTCTATACCAAGCACCATTTACATATGCTTGTATTGTATTATCATCCGTGTTATAAATCATATCTCCGTTTTCAGCAGTAATTGCATCACGTTCTGTATCTGTTAAATTTGCTAATTTAAATGTTCCACCTGTAATTTCGGCTCTGCCTGCTACGGTAATTGTAAGATCGCTTGTTGAAGTAATAGCAGGTGTGCCTGCTGCATTTGATACAACATCACCTGCTGTAAGTGTTCCTGAGATATTTGCATCACCTACAACATCTAATTCTACTGAAGGAGTTAAGGCGCCTATGCCAAATCTACCATTTTGGAATATCAAGTTATATGGAGCACTAAATGTACTACTCGGATCACAGGCAATAACAATGGTATCTCTACCGCCTTGAATAAATGATGTAGTAGCTTCACCTACACTGTCATCTCTAGTAAAAGCAATTCTACCATATGGTAACGTGTCACCACTGATATCAGTTTGTGCCTCTCTAACTAAATTTACCAGGCTTACATCATTATCACTAGCTATCTTTGCAGTAATTTGGGCATTAGATGAAGTAGGATTATTTATATTTAAAGTTACACCGTCTACAAATATTTCATCAGTTGTCAAAGAACTTGCTATTACACTACCATCTATACCGCTTACAATTACACTGCTGTCATCACCAAAAACACTACCTTTAATATCTGCTGTAATACCTTGCGCTACTGACAATGTAGAAGTATTAACTGCATTAGCTGAAACTATACCTGACCCTAAACCTGTTACACTCAAATCACCTGTAACAGTAATATCACCTTCTCCTGTAATATCATATTGATTAAGATCAATATCTGCACCTAATTCTAAAGTAACTCCTGTTTGAATATTTGTGTTGTTTAAAGTCAATACTGGACCTGTTGTGTTATCAGTAATACCAGTAATGCTACCACCGCCTCCGCCACTTGCGGTTACAACGTTACCACCTGGTGTGGTTCCGTCACCTACATAAATTAATTTGGTATCTGTTGTATAGATTAATTCGCCTTCTGAAGGCACAATATCTGTACGGTTTGCACTTAATCCGCGTCTTAGCTTTAAAGCCATTATAGTCTCCTAGGTAATGTACTGTTTTATATATTTATCATATTACGCAGTATTTAAACAAAATACAAGATGCACTCTAGGGTCTTTACTTGCATTTAGTGCAGTATGAGGAACGGTAGTATCTACCAAATATGTTGCACCAAACGGTAATCTATAGACTTGATCGTCTATAATCATCATACAATCGTTGTTTGTATATATTGGTATATGAATACGTTTGCTAGGGTCTTTATGATATGTTAAACAAGTTTTATGTTGTAATAACATAAAACGACCTCTAATGATATCGTATTGTTGTTGTATTTTTTCTATTAATTCTTCGAAAATTGTATTTTGAAAGATATCACATACAGTATTGAATTGATCTTCTTCAAATATTTGTTTGCGTAATGGTATATCACCTTTTCCAGTATATGCAGGCCAATCATAATATAAGCTGCCACAACTTTCTGACAATTGATCTTTTGGTGTAGCATCATTTCGACACTGCACTGCTAATTGTTTAAGATTGTAATTATTTTTTATTTTACTATCGATATCTAATTTATAATAAGTATCGACTAATTCTTTATAATCAAGACTAATATTAATATTTGTAATCATCTGTTTACTTTTAAAAAACGTGCAGTTCTTTTAGAAATATCATTTTTTAATTTATGTAGGTCTAATCTAAAATCAACAGTATTTATACTATCTTCGTATTCTTTGAAAAAGTCATCTAATATTTTTTCAACGTCTGATTCGGATTGTTTTGGTTTAGCTAGGTCTATTTCCCACTCTTTTCCATCATGAAATTTTACGACTACTGTATTCATATACTCAATTGGAATGTAATCCATATCAATTTCTGAGAGTATCTTATCCCAGTAGTCGTTTCTGTTCGTCATGCTTCACTAGGTTCTTTTTTCTTTACCGTAGTTTTTTTCTTTGTTGGTACAAGTTCTTCTGCTTGTTCACGAAGTGCCTTTGCTTCTTTGAATAAAGCATCTGCTTGTGAACGATATTGCGCAGCTAATTGGTCATCTGTGATAACGCCGTCTTGTGCTGGTGTTTCTGTGTAAGTAGCAACTGGATCAACTGCTGATTCAGTTTCGTTAGGACCTGGCTGTACTGTTTCGCCATCTGGGCCTTTGATTGCTAAATCTGCAACTGTTACACCTTTCTGCTCTGCAATAGTTTTGTTAAGTTCTGCAAGATTAATCACACTGTTTGCATTTGGAACCATTTCAACTTCTTTAGTCATTACTTTATTAAGTTTGCCTGTTCTACTAAAACCTGCTAACATATTACGTCCATCAGGAAGATATGTTCTTGCCATACATTCTGCAAATTCGTTTGCTTCTTGACCTGCTGCCGATTCGACTGCTTTAATCAAACTATCGTGTTCTTCTGCACTTAAATTTTCTGTTTGTACTACAAGACAATAATCAGGATCTCCAGGAACTACTCTATATGCTACTACTATTTTTCGTTGATTTGAGGCAATCCTACCTACGTGTTTAAGAGCCATTTGTCGCCTCCGTTTCTGTTGTATTTGCTGGAGCAGGAGCCGGTTGTGCTGCTGCTGCACCATCTTGTGCTGCTTTTGCTTGTGCTTCTACTTCTTTCAAGAAAGCATCAAGTTTATTATATAAAGCACCGACACTAGCAATTTCATTTGCTTTAAACGTACCACGTTCTGTAGCAAGTTCAATAACTGCTCTTGCCAATGCCAAATCTTGAATGTTTAGTTCGTTTTGATTTGTTTGTGTGTTTTCGGTCATATTTTGAACTCCTTGTATAATACTTATAACCTATATTTTAGTTGTATTTCAAATGTGGACAAGCAAGCATAAAGAAACTTAATTCTTTTTCTTGTTCAAATCCTATTCTATTTGTTTGACTTATTCCATTATCTTCTTTATATTTTAATGATTTTCCAAAAAAATATCTGCCACTTAGATTCTCTTCTATCCAATCGCATATAGCTTTATCTATATTGTATTTTCTTTGGACATCAACTATGGCAAAATGAGGAGGGCAAAATTTTACTCTCCTCAGATCTAAAACATCTAATGGATTAGGATCTTTTAGTTTCACGCAGCCTCCTCATAATGAGCAGTAATACCAAAAGGACCTTCTAGGTTTTTATTGTGATTGCTGTGAATGATAAAAATAGTTTCACAGTATTCCGAATCACCCCAACTATCCCAAGCATAACCATCTGTGAACATAATGAACTTTTTAGGTTGAATATCGTTGTCTTTCATGTATGTCCAGTTTACCATAAAGTCAGTGCCGCCACCGCCTAGCACTTTGTATTCACTCAAGTCTCTGCCGCCATCAGCAGTAAAGTCTTCTTCGTTGTAAACTGCTGTATCAAAACACCATACTTTGATCTTGTAATCTTTGTATTCGTCCATGATACCTTTGATTTCGCTTAGGAAGTCTTTTGCTTGATCGTCACCAATAGAACCTGACATATCAATGCTAACACAAATGTCAATTGTATCTTGGAAGTTCATACCTGGCAAAATAGCACCTGTGTGCCAGCCTTTACGTGATGGACGAGCAAATGTGTAATCGCTTTTGATTGTGCTTTGGATTTGCTGACGTAGCAATTCACGCCAGTTCATTTTAGGCTCTGTTAGTTGTTTAATAAGACGTTGCACACCGCCTGGAACATTGCCAGCACCAGCAGTTTGTGCAGCCTGGATCATTGCTTCTTTAATTTCGTCTTTGATCTGATCCATTTCGCCTTTACTGTACTTAGGGCGACCTTTACCATCTTTGTTATCTTCTTCTGTACCGTCACCTTCTAAGTCCAAATGCTCGTCTAGCATTTCACCTAATTGTTTTAAATATTCTTCACCGTTCTTTTCTGCCTCTTTATACAATTCGTCGTATATTTCTTCTGATGTCCATTCTTCATATTTGAAGTCTTGATAACAATCAACAATGCTAGGTTTTTCACCAATTCGATCACGAACAAGCAAGTTGTTTACTTTGTAATCAGCAGCAATATTATACAACAAAGGATTACGTTCGTCTCTACGGCCCAAGTGATCAAATACACAGTGTAGAATTTCGTGTGCAATAACAAATTCAATTTCTTTGTTTGACATTGCATTAAAGAATTGTGTGTTAAAGTACAAGTTACGACCGTCGACTGCGGCTGTAGGGCACCAATCGTCTGCACATTGTATACGCAAACGTGTTGCCATATTACCAAAAAACGGATGACGTAATAGCAAACCTACTCGTGCAATAATGATGCGATCTAGCACATCTTTACGCATTACATCTAATTCTTGTTCTGTAATATCTGGATTAGGTTGCCAGTTTTTAAGTTTACTAGATGTGTCTTTTGTAGACATTTCGATATATGGCCAATTATCAAACATTGTATTCCTCTCATCAGTGCTAATATTAATATAACACTATTTACAGAATTGTCAACCTCGTAATAGAATAATGGGCAGCCTAAACTGCCCATTATCTATCGACTTACACCGCTTGTGCTGCTTTAATATACTTACCATAACGGTTGTGGAATTCGTCAAAGCATTCCACTTCGTCTGGATCAATTGGCAGCGCATACTGTGTTAGCGCAAGTTTAATACCCATAACAACTAGTTCTGTGTCAAAGTTATCCATTGCAAAGCGTAAGAAGTTATTGACTTTATCATCAAACTTTTTGTCATTTTTATCTGATGCTTCTTTTAGTTCATAGCAAAGACTAACAGTCAGCGAATACATGGCACTGATTTCTGACGTGCTCATGTCTTTTACTTTGCCTGCAAGAATATCAGTTGGATTAGGCATACTTGCGGCTACCTTTCGGTGTGCCATAAACTTAACACCAAGTCCTTCACCTACTGAACCGGAAACCAAATCAGTAGTAGTACCTTCGTCAAGTTCGTCATCAAGTAATTCACTTACAAACGCCCAACTACGTGGTGTTGCAAACGAACGACTTGCGGATTTAGGATCGAAGTCGTACAAGTCTTTTTTAGCAAAAGTCAAGTAACCAACAACATCCTTGTGTTGATTGTTATCTACTGCCCACTGGAACCAATCGTCAAATTCGACAGCCATTTCAATGTGAATAAAGCGATTAGCAAGTGGTGAAGGCATACGATATGTAACGCCTTTATCTGCTTCACGGTTACCCGCAGCAACAATGATAACATTGTCTGGCAGTTTGTATTGCCCGACACGACGATTAAGAATCAACTGATATGCTGCCGCTTGTACAGCAGGTGCAGCTGAGTTCATTTCGTCAAAAAATACAACAATATTGTCGTATTGTGCTGCCAACTCTTCGTCTGGCAGTTCTGATGGAGCACCCCAAACCATTTTAACATTTTTGCTGTCAAAGTATGGAATGCCTTTAATATCAGTTGGATCCCAAAGGCTCAACCGAATATCAATTAGATGCGAGTTAGAAAACTCGTTTGTAACCTGTGCTACAATATCGGATTTACCGATACCTGGCGGACCCCATAAAAACACAGGACGCTTTTTCTTCATAGCGTGACGCAGTGCGTTTTTTGCTTTGTTAGGAGATAGTGTACGAATAACGTCTGACATTTGTATTCCTTTCTAAATCAGTGCCTATGTCTTATATTAGCGTATCTTCTTAGTATTGTCAAGTAATAAGATTCCAAATAATTGTACCAATTACAATCATCCATAGCAAACCAAAAAACTCGTTTAAACCTGTTTCATCTGCTGTAACCTTATGTGTACATTTAGGGCAATGAGTTGCACCTAGTGGTTTGTCTTCAAAACAATGTGGACATTGCATATTAATCATTAGAACATCTCCTCATAAGTTACAATTGCAGCAAGTTCTTTGATAAGAGCCTTGCCATAATCTGTGAACAAGATACCTTGCTCCCAAACAAAATGCTCAACATCTTGGATGTGGTAGAAAGTTTCTTGTTGTGAAATCCAACGTAGAGCAGTTGTACGATCACCTGCACCAAGACTGATAACGTCTTTAATACGATCTTCGAAACGTGCTATACAAGTTGCTTCGCGAATTTTTTGTTCAGCGATTTGCTGTTCAATAGTATCGCAATACTCATCCCAAGTCTTCTGCTTCTCAGCAGGAGTACAGTTATTCCAATCCGCATAAAATGCCTCACGAGGACGTACACCGTATACGTCTTTGTAAAGATCGGAAATAATATCATCGCAGTATGTAAACATTTTATTACCCTCTATGTTGCCCTATACATATAATATAGCATATAATGCTATCAGTGTCAACCTTTATCTGCCTAAAAGTGCATCTAAAACTACAATACCTAGCAATATATTTAATGCATCATTGCTATTGCTGTGATCATGACTATGTCCGTGTGTAGGACTATTACCATGATTATAACCAGGATCTGTGTTGACAGGAGGATCTGTTACTAGCCCACGGTCTGTGTAATATGAACGAGCCATATGATGACAGTGCCACATACCACGCCAGCCATCTGTTGATCCGTAATGGCATCCGTGTTGATTCAAATAACCTGCATCTGCGTGTGCTGTTGATGCAAAAAGTGTTAATGCTAGTAGTAAACGTTTCATTTTGTGCCTTCTTGTGCCTATTAATTTAATATTAATATAGTACAATAGTGTTAGAAGGTCAACCTTTTTTATTAAATTTTACTATAAAACTTCCAGGATTATTTGGTCTTTGTTTGCATTCTCTTATACGTGGATGATTTCTTGCCCAAGTCTCAAACTCACGCATCATAGCACCCTGACCTGTAATAACTGTACACTTTTTATGCCCAGCAAAATATGCTTCAGTTATTCTCGTGTTAAAATGTTGCCAAGCAGTATGGATGTGATAACCGTGTAAATCAATTCTCATCCTTCTTTGACCTTGACATTGCTTTTGTTAATCCGTATTTGCGTAAGTCTCCGCTGAACAAACCAAGTTCTACTGCTTTACGTTCGTTTGTAACTGTAATACTTCTATTTGTTAAGTAGTAGGGACAATCAATAAATTTGTCTAAAAATATAATAATTTGTGTAGTCATAGGCATATCTCTAGGATATGGTATATCGTAAGTTTGCAATTCTATTTTATTAATTACATCAAAACCATTATCTGTGAGTCTAAGTCCGCCTACATCTTTTTGTCTAGTATTATACCACCAAAGTGGCATATGTTCTTTAACACTAAGCTCATTATAGCTTTTTCCTAGTTCTTTTAAAAAAAGTTTTGTGTAGGTTTTTTTGTCTGCCATTATTTGAGTTTTTCGCCTGCTGTTAGTTTAAAAACAGCAAATTCATCAGTGTTAAACATATCGTTTAATTTTTTAGCAAGATTATGTGCGTGTCCAGGATTTGAAAAACTTGTTTTTTTGTATTTAGGACCAGGATAACCAGTTAAACTATTACTACTCTTTAAATTGAACGGTTTATCTTGATAGAAAACAGCCCAGATTGCTTCTGCATCTAAAACTTGTTCACATTTGTATGTCACTTTATTTGTAAACTCAAGTTTTACTGTAGGCTTAGGTCTACTCATATGCGTTTCCTTTTATATAAACTACGCATATATTTATCTTTTTTACCAGCCACCCGAATCCATATTAATTTCAATTATTTGCTCTTGATTCAATTTATCTATTTTTTCATCTAATATTTTTTCTAAATCGCCGTGTAATCTAGTCATAACTTCGCCTAATGTAAATGCAAGTGTCTTAGCTTGATTAATATCAAGACGTACTTCTTTAGCTCTACTTTGTTCAGCAACCTTTACCATTTGTATAAGTTGCTGTATAGGCATTGTGTTAATTGGATCTGTTGACATTATTTAACGCTAATTTCATTTCTAATTCGGTCTTAAATGGTCCCATAAACTCATTGCGCTCAATAGTAATTAGCTTCGGACAAAAACTTTTTAACCAATTTACATTAAATTTTACAAGATAATAACCTGCACAATATACACTTTTAGACTTTTCACTTTTTGTGAATAATGGTAACTTCCTTTGTATATCAAACATACTATTAAATGGTATAGTTCTTGTAGGATATCCATGAACATCTTTTGACTGATCATTTGTTGATTTTTTTATGTTAGCAACTAAAAAGTTTTTACCAAATGTACGTTTAAGTTGATTTTCGTTTTTGTAAAGGTTAACTTTACCTTTTGAATTTACAACAAAACCTTCATCGTTTTTACTCAAAGTTCCTATTTTTTCACCTTCTTGTTCAACAATCCAAAATTTGTCTTGTAGTATCGGTGTTGCCTTAAATGTCATACATTATACCTCGCTTGTAATGGCTCTGCAAATTGCGCTGCATTATCAGCAACACGCTGAAGATCCCAACGGGCACAAAACTTCATAAGTCTCATACCAACTTGTGATACATTCTTGCTGTCTGCTGATTGGATAGTATTATTTATTTCTGTGCGAATATGGTCAGGCTGTGCAGTCAAATCACATAGAGTAACATTGCGTGTGTAATCATCTAGTACACGATGCTCGTCACCGTTGTGATCTACCCAACGTTGTAGCATCATATTATTCCAATTATATCCTTTGTTATCTTTGTCTGCAAATGCTTCTAACAAACCTACTTTGTTCTTTGTGCCTTTCTTGCGCACACCAGGGTAGGCACTAAAAACATTGTCGCTAGTGTCACCACGCATACATTTCTCAAAAAGCATAAATTCGGGTTGTGGAGCAGGCTTCGGTTCACCTGTCTTCTTATCGCACACGGGTTTGCCTTTGTCATCAAAATATCCTTCTACAGTAATTGTAGTATTACTTACCCCGTTGTACTGACGTACATTAGGCGCAATCAATTGTGCAAAGTCACCATCAGTAGAAATAATAACATGATCATCATTGGGATGATTTTGTATCCAACCAGCAATAAGATCATCTGCCTCTAGCACAGGATTGTGCAATACAGTGCAGTTAGTCTTGTCTGTAACAAACTCTTTGAACTCGTCAAAGATTTCCCAAAATACTTTATCTTCTTCTGCTTCACGTGGAGTAAGTGCATCACGTGCTTCTTTGCGGTTGCGCTTGTAAGGCTCATAATAATCTTTGCGCCAACTGCGTCCTTCTAAGCAGAAAACAACGTGCGAACCATCAAAGTCCTGCCACGCTTTCTTAATGCTGTTAAGGGTAATGTGCATAGCCATGCCAACCTTAGTATCAATGTCGCCACGAACAACGTGACGAGCCCTAAAGAAAGTATTAGCAGTATCAATTAGTATGTAAGTCATAAAACTCTTCTTCTACATAACGTTTCAGTTCATGGTCACCAACATTGTCGGGAACCTCGTGCTTGTAGAACAGACGATAACTGTCGCTACCATATTTGCCTATTCCATGTAACATTGTAGCATCATTTCCGTCCCATGTCAAGAAATCTTTACTCATTCTTTTCAAACGGTTATATCTTATGTTAACCATTCCTAAACTTTCTATAATGCTTTTTATAGATTTTTCTGGTGTATTTAAGAAGTGTATTGCTGTAGGTGCAGCAGCAAATAACACAGGAAGAACTTTTTTGACTTGTTTTCTGCCTGTGCAGTTTAAACAAATAACGCCTACCATATGTTGCCAAACGTTATCTACTTGCTGTTGGACCATTAGGTCGTCTCTCATGATACCTCGCTTTTGCCTTTGTCTATTGGTACTACATTAATATAACCGGCTCCGCGATTTGTGTCAAGTCCTTCTTCTTGTAGCATATTATAAACAATGTCTTTGAACCAGCGATCAACTATTTCTTCTTGTTCATCACCTTCACTACCATAACCATTTTCAATAAGAGAATCAATAAAAGGTTCATTCCAATCAAGTTCAAAAAACCCATTGCGAATATTATCTTCATTGACTTTCATATCAAGCACATTTACCCAAGGTTCACCTTTTTTAGTAGCATATGCTTTAGGATCTTTTGCTTTGAGCTTTTTATCAGATTCAGCTTCTAATGCTGCTTTTTCTTCAGCTAGACGTTTTTCTTCTGCTTCGATGCCTGTTATTTTCTTAAGCCATTGTTTCATATTAGTTTCCTTATCTTTTCGTATTCCTCTTCGCTTTTAATGCCTTTAGGAATACTATCCACGTTTTCTTTAAGTGCCCCAGGCATTTCCGAATAAGCTAATGTGGAGTCTTGGCGAGAACCTCCACCCTCGTTCCATACAGAGGTTCGCCACCTCTTGTAC